CGAACTTCAACTGGCTCACTTACACCATTTGAAGCACACCGTGCAATATCTGAATCTTTAATGTGTGATGATGAGTTTGCTATATCAATAGTGTTTGCTCCAACACCTTCACACAATTTTTTACGACCAGCACCTGAGCCACCTGACTCAATGATTGGTGTTGGAAAGTCAAAGTTTTCTCCAAAAGCCTCTGCAACAATTGCTGCATAGGGTAATACTGTTGAAGATCCAGCTACGTGAACTTGGTCACGTGCAGTTGCCATAGTGGCAGTCGCTATTATAGCAACTATTAAGTTTAATAGTTTCATTTCTTTCTCCTTTGCTTGACGGCTTTACCCCGTCGCTCGCAATAAACCTATCTTGTTATGAACACCAAGATAGTTTTTTACCTCCATCATAGCTTCTAGCTAATCCTTCTTCTATAATAGAGCTAGAGTAAAGAACACCGTCTAAATATACATTAGATAATATTCTTCCTCCGTATTTATCCCATTTTAAATTTTTAAATTCTATAACTTTAGCCTCTCTAAACATACGATTAGCAAATTCTCTACCTTTGATAGCTAATTCTTTTTCTTCTAAACACTCACCTTTTATCTCAGGAGTATCTATGCCTAGTATTCTGACACTCATTTTTTGTAGAGTTAACGGTAAAGATTCATATATTATATAGCAAGTATCCCCGTCATAACAAACTCTATCTCTATACTCTCTCATTTTTATTTCTGCATTAACAGTAGTTGATACAACGCACAATAGTCCTAATAAAAATATTTTATTTAGCATCTCTATGTTCCTCTAAAGTTTTCTTAGTTTTTCTAAACCACCAGGTAGTGTTAGGATATACTTTTATATTATCTCCACAAGTATCTTTTACAGCTTTAGCTACCTCTTCAAAGTCGTAATCGTCTCCTGATATAATTCCGCCCATCTTTATTTTAGGGTACCAGTATTCAATGTCCTCAACTACATCTTTATACGCATGAGAAGCATCTATCATAAGAAAGGATATACTTCTGTCTTCATACTGCTCAGACGCTTCTAATGAAGTAGCTTTTACAGGGTTTATATAGTCTCTAACACCTGCAGCTATTAAATTATCTTCAAATACTTTATAAAAATTACCTCCATGCTGTTTTATAGCATCGAAATGAGGCTCATCACTAAAATCAGATAATTCAAATATGTCTACTGCATGAAAATCTATTCTTTTTTCACTTTCTTTAATAAAAGTACCCATAGCTGCAGTAGACTGACCTAAGAAACTTCCTACCTCTACTAAAAGAGCTCCGTCCTCAGAGTTAGCTACTATATCAGCATAAAAAGGTATATACCTTGAATACCCAAATATTTTATGACCTTTTATTTCTATATAATGACCTGACATTAATTTTCCTTTATTTTATTATTATAGCTCACTGCAGCTTTTAGTATAGACAAATCTATTTGATATCTATTCATAGTGTGCAGTAAAGCAGACGTATCTTTTGGAAAGCATGCGCCTCCAAAACCTCTTCCGTCGTCCCCAGGAACCTTTGTATGACTATTACCTATCCTATCATCATCTACAAAAATATCAATTAAATCGTCAAATGATATGTGTAGTTTTTCACAAGCATCAAACATTTGATTAGCATAAGATACTTTTAAAGCTAAAAATGAGTTTCTAAAGTATTTAGCTAGTATAAGAGTGTCTATGCTATCATATATTTTAGTATGTATATTAGGCATAGCTTTTTCAAAAATAGAAGCCCAGTAAGTACTTTTATCACCTGCAAAATACATAGTCTTTTGATTTTTAAAGTCAGTGTTTGCATTCTTAGCTGTTAAAAACTCAGGAGAAAAAGTAAGGGATAGTAAAGAATATTTTTCTCGTAATTTTCTAAAACCATCTAAACTCATAGTAGACTTAATAAGTATAGGTATATTATCGTAACACTCACTTAAAACTTCATCTATATAACTTAAGTCGCAGCTACCATCGTCTTTTTGTGGTGTAGGTAAACATAGTATGACTCCTTTAGCGTTATCAAAGTCAAAAACTTTATTATCATTTATTTTAGGATCAGAAATATGTACAGTATACTCATGACTAAGGGCCGACATAACTGCCGACCCTACAAAGCCTATACCGCTTATAACTAAAGAAGACACTACAAATCGCCTTCTTGTCTATTTTCACTATACCAAACATTAAAATTACCGTCTGGATATCTATTTTTAAGCTTATTTACGTTCTCAGCTATTACTTCATTAGGATCTAAGTCTAGTGCACGACAAGAATTAATCCAATACCAAGCAATATCGCCAAGTTCACGTTTGATGTGAAATCTGGTGTCATCATCCAAAGGCTTACCCTGGAATACACATTTTTTAACAATCTCACTGAACTCTCCTCCTTCACTAGCAATACCTATACTTCCAGTTAAAAGTAAGGAAATATTAACTCCCGTATCAGTTTCTAGTTGGCGTAGGCGTTCTATAAGAGAATTAACTTCATTACTTTCTGTTGAAGTTACTTTTTGTACGAAATTCTTATATTTATTTAAATCAACATTTTTCATTAGGTACTTTCTAATATTAAGTTAAAAGGAGTTTATTTTATAACGAGAGCTCCTGTTCGTTATCTAATTAAAAGTTTAGAGTAAGAACAACACTAGGAGTTAATTCTTCTGCATCTAAATCATAGTTTAATTTAGGCTCAATATCTAACCCTGAAACATCTACTAAATAAGAAGCTCCCAAGTTACGAGCTAATTCATCCTCGTCTCCATTTACATACATAGTGATGCTAGATAAGTTACCGTCTACTTCGTAGGCTAATTTCTCTGTATCTTCTGAATATGTTAGAGCAGTACCATAATTACCCATATCTACTCTAGTTCCAATAACCCAATTTTCTGAGTCTAGGTCATAATCTACAGCACCGGTAATTCCTAACCCTCCAGTAGTTACTGTGGATGCTAACGCTACAGATTCGATATCAGATACATCATTCTTATAGTCTTCAAATTCTAAGGCTACAGACGTGGCACCCATAGTAATTCTTAAACTTTCATCCATACCCATATTAGCAATGGTATGCTCGCCTTCAGCTCCGATCCAAATATCTCCCTGGTCTCCTAAAGATACGCTTACTTCGCCTACTGTAGTTCCTAGATTCCACTCATCTAGAGCAAAAGTAGTACCGTCTACAGACTCTATATTAAAGCCCCCAAAAGCTGAGCCTTCTGACGACATAGAAGCTCCTAAGGTAGTAGTTGAGGCCCATTTGTCGGACGAATTTTCTTTTAATTCTACTTCTACACTACCTGTAATAGGGTTAGCTAAAGCAGAAAAAGCCATACAGCTAATAGCTGTAGTAGTTAATAAAGTTTGTGATAAACGATTCATAATAATTTTCCTTATATACAGGTTTAATTCCTGTTATTTCATATTTATTTTTAAATATTCTAGTATTTTCTTTGGAGAAGTCTCTCCATAAGGATCTTTGTAAGATCCTAATATGTTACGACCTGGTTCTTCAAACCAAGCCTTTATTAACATATTATCTATGAGTGCGGCATATCGCCAAGATCTCATTCCCATACCTAGATGACTCTTGTCTACTAACATATCTAATTGGTTAGTAAAAGAACTATTATAATCAGATATAAATTTTATACTATTAATATCTAAATGAGAATACCAACTACTCATTACAAAAGGGTCATTTACAGATATACAATATATATTTGAAATACCTAATTTAATGAATTGTTCATATGCTTTATCAAAATCGGGTACTTGTTTAGAGGAGCAAGTAGGAGTAAAAGCTCCTGGCACGGAAAAAATAACCACTTTTTTATTTTTAAAAAGGCAGCTACTTGTTGTGTCTTTGATGGTAGTACTTGAAACTTCTTTTAAAGAAATAGAAGGCACTGATCTGTCAGTATAGTAAGATGTCATTCTCGTATTCTTTATAATATATTCTTCTTAGGCATTAGTCAAATATATTTTTTTGTTCTTTAGTTTTTCTTAGTAGATATTCATGATATCTCTCTTGAAGAGGATTATCAGGACTACTACTAGTACCGATAAAAGCATCAGACTTAAGTAATTGCTGTTGTACTTTATTCTCTAAAAACTCAATATATTCTGCAGCTTTCCACGCATAATGTTCTGTGCATCTAGACTTCCACTCTTCTCCTGCTTTATTTTTTAGTTTTTTTACCCAATCACTTTGAACAGTACGAGGCGTAATGCCCCATCGTACATAGTTATCTCCCTTATCAATGACGTCGTGTTCATTTTCTTCTTTTTCAAAACCATGAGTATTTATTTTCATTTGTCATCCTCTGTTAACTCAGATAAAGTTATGTCAGGAATTTTTTTAATAAGTATTCTAATATAGAACTCTTTATCATTTGAGTAGGTAACTCCATTTACTATCAGATAATCATCAAGAGTTAAAAAACCAAAACCTTCGTGATCCCACATTAGAGCTTCTCTAAGAGAAATAGAATAATCTTTCATCATAGTTAGAAGTCTCTTATTAAAGATTTCTAGATTTTTAATTCTAGTGTGGTACAATAACTACTCCTCTACCTTTAGCGATACTATCTGCTCCGTAACTCGCTGCAAAACCAAAAGGTTTTAATTTTGGTGTGATACCTGTCATACCTAAAATATATCCCGCAGCCTCTGAAGCAGCACAATTAGATCCGAACTTAGGATTGGTATTTATATCTAAATGTATTTCTATATCGAACTCATCTATAAAAGGCGCTACTTGTATATATAATTCACAAACTTTTCTAGCCTCATGAATCATTCTCATTTTAGGTCTATCTTTTTTTAAATCATAATCTACTTCATAAGATGTATTAGAGAATAGTTTACAGCCATTTTTACTATTTTTATGTACTATAAGTACAGTAGCATATTTTGCTTTTTTTCTATTATTTTTAAAGTAGGTTACAGAATCACAGCCTAGATATATTTTTGTATTAGAATCTAGAGTCACTAGTAAGTCTACTAATTCTTCAATTTGTTGTTTTGTGAACATCTTATATACTCTATAGTATCATTATTTATGACTAATGTTAAATTTTATTTTATTAAGTTTGGATGTAAAACAGCCCTCCTAGTATAAAAAACTAGGAGGGCTATGGTCGCTCTTTGGAATGTTTACTTATATAACCCCCTCAGATAATAAGTAAATACTCTACAAAGTGCGACTTACAAGTACAACTATTTCTCAACCAATACAGAGTCCGGAGTATATTTGAGAGCGTAGTTGTCACGCTGGTTGGTACCCGCGGCCGGACTCGAACCGGCACGCCTTGCGGCCACAGATTTTAAGTCTGTTATGTCTACCATTCCATCACGCGGGCTTATCTTTTTATAACATAAGCTCCTTCTGAGCTGTTTATAGCTAAAATTAACTCTTGCCACATTTCTGGAGTTATATTAAGTATATCATCATAATCACCGTCTTCATCCATTTGAGTAATATATACTCCATCTTCATAACTATTTATTATTAGGTCCGGTAAACTGCCTGAGTCATCTAATATAGTTATAATTACTTCATCGTGATCAAATTCTACTGTATACATACTAACATTCCTTTGGGCATAGGTGCAAAGAATCGAACTCTGTCTTTCGGATTTGGAATCCGACGTGCAACCATTAACACTTCACCCATATATGGTGGGCCCGGTAGGATTTGAACCTACGATCTACCCGTTATGAGCGGGGAGCTTTAACCACTAAGCTACAGGCCCTAATTTGGCTCCGGCGGTAGGGATCGAACCTACGACCAATTGATTAACAGTCAACTGCTCTACCGCTGAGCTACGCCGGAATGTTATAACTACTATCTTGTTAGAAGATCTAAAATAATACTTAACTCATAAATTGCTTTATCTAGGACTAAATGAGCAGTGTTATCTTCATTTTTTTTCTTTTCTTCGTGTAGTAGATCTATTCTTACTTTAATATAATCTATGGGGTCAGGTTTACTACCTCGTCTCATAGTATGTCCTTTATTATGCAGAAATAAATATATAATCGGTGGGGAGGCTTTCTGCAGTGCCTCCCCACGTATCTGCATTTGACGTATGCAGCAACCGACTGGGTTTTTTTACGGTACCAGTGCTTATACCGACCTATATGTCCGACGCGCCTCGAACCACATATAGGGTTTATTGGGTACGTTTAGCGAAATCGCTAGGCTTTCCCCCTTGCCTGTCTTGGTGATCTCTTCAGGATTCGAACCTGAGACCTAGTGCTTAGAAGGCACTTGCTCTATCCAGCTGAGCTAAGAGACCTTGACTTTTATTCCTATATTTTTCAGCATTGTAATTGCTAAGTTAGTATTATCTATCTCTTCTACAGGTAAATTTTCGTCTACCCACTCATTCATCTGTCTGTGTAAATCTTCTACAGATTTTATATTAAATTTTATTTGTTTTTTCATCATATAATCATAATACTATTAAAATAAGTAATAAGCAAGAACAAAACTATTTTTTATTGGTATAATAAAGATAGTCGTCTATCCATTCTTCTATAGCGGGGGCATCAAACATTTGAGCGTCTGAAAGAGGGTCTGTAAATACTAATGTTCCATCTGCTCGACTCATCACATTAGCCTCATGAAGATCTAGCCTACAATCTCCCGATTGTCCTTCATACTCTAAGTCCTCTGAAGGCTGCAAAGATACTACATCTGCTAAATCTACTATCTTGTTAACAGCTTCTTCTAACTCTTGGCTAGCCCAATAAGGTTTATCTTCTCCTTTTACTGCCCAATCGTATAATTGTTCATAGTCTTTAAGTTGTTTATCGTTTAAAGGGTATAGCTTTTCTAGTTTTACTGTATAAAACTCGTTATAATTATCGACGTATAAGCTATGAAATTTGGGAAAATGTATATTTTTTAAGGATTTTATCTCTCTTAAATAATATAGATAAGGGTCAAATATGTCTGCTCCTATTTTAACAATTTCTTTATTACTATCAAAAGCAGCAGCGTAACACCCAGAGCCTACATAGTTCATGTTTTTTAACGCATTTTTTAATATTTTATGTACGGTAGACATTTATATTTTCCTTATAATTAAAAAAGTAAAAAGGCGTTCTTACTATAAGTTAGAACGCCTTTTTATCTGCTGCCGTTTCCGAAATAACGGACTTAGTTACACTAGCAGAATAGTGGTTAAACAATTTTTTTCGGATAGGATAGTTTAACATAACCCATAGTGATTTTTATGGTTTACTGGCATCACTTGACCAGCCCCTCATCTTAAACAAGTGTTTAAAGAAGAGAAACTAAATATCTTGTTTCAGAAGGAGAAGATACTTTAAATACTTTATCTTCTTTGCTATTTCTTTCTTCAATAGCTTTAGACAGTGTATAGTCATTACCGCCCTCTTGAGTGTCATCACCAAAGAATAATATAGGAATATCTTGAAAGTAATCTAGTATTTGACTTTTATCTTTGCCTTCTCTGTATATGTCAAAACCAGTTCTTCCAGCTATTTGTGCTGTAATATTATACTTATCTTTAAAAGCATTATTAAACTTTATAGATAAGTTTAACCTTTCTTTAGTGTTTTTGTCAAACTCAGAGTATAGTACTCTTTGTACAGGTGTAGCATTTCTTCCAACTATACTAAAGTTTAACATACCAGGTCTTTTATCAAAATGAAATCCTGTCTTATGTTCAAAAGTGCTACTATTTAGTTCACTATTTAGCCAGTCTAGTACTTCTGTAGGAGGTATCCAATCTTCTCTGAGTACCTCTTTTCCTTTGTGCCATACAGAGTTTCCTGAGCAATTAAAACTATAATAAATTATATTCTCTAAAAACCAAGGGTCTAGTTGCTCTTCTGTTTTAATATAGTCACTTCCTGTAGCTAAATAAATACTATAAGACATAGATAGTCCTACCAGTTCTTGTAAAAAGAAAGGGTCTATTTTTTCTCTAGGATCGGTAAGCGTACCATCTACATCAAATATTATAGCAGTCATTCGTTTACTATCCATAGATCTTCTAAATACTCAGAAATAAACTTAAAAGACTTTTTAGTATCTTTAAGAACTGCTTCAAACTCAGCATTATCTGATTCTTGACAATAAAAATACTCACTTAAGCAGTCTGAATGATAGTTAACTTCCATTTTCCACTCTTCTAAAGAAGTAAAATCACTAGGATATTCTTCACAATACTCTGCATAGTTAGCTAAGAGCCTTGACAATAATACAGACATAGTCTTATCTGTAGTCCAGGAATCGCTTGGGTCTATTAAAATAGTGCAATCAGAATACTCTGTGTTTAAGTTGGTAATATTAGCTAGCATATTTTCCTCTTCACATTAAGCTATCAATAAAAGATTCTATACTTTCTATAGCATCTTGCATAGTATGTGCTGATACAATTTTCCATTCTTTATCTGTATCAAGCACAAAGCTATCATAGTCTAAGTCTTCTAGAACTTGTACCATTAAACAATGTTTATGTTCTAATTTATTTTTTTGTCTAGCAAACCCCATACAGTCACACTGGTAGTGCCCTTGTGTATTTTTATTAACTTTATAAGTTTTAGGCTCTTCTAATATATTGACAACTTCAAAATTATTTTTATTTAGTTTTTTCACTGCGTACATTAGTTACCTCATTAAATGTTATATTACATATTAACATTTAATAAGTATCTATGCAAATACTATCAGTATTTTTTTGCTACACAGTAGAAGCTATTATTTAAATCATAACCTTTTGTTACAAAAGTATTAGTCCAGTTTTTGCTTTTACTTTTAAAATATTTATTAAACTGTGAAGAAGAAAACATATGATAATGTTTTCTATTGTTCCAAGGATTCCAATATTTTTGACTCTTATGAGGTAGGTACAAAAATAAAATTCCTCCTATTTTTAATTTAGAATTCCAATAGTCTAAAGCCCCTACCCAATCAGGTAGATGCTCTAAACAGTGAGAAGAAAATATATAATCTACTTCTAAATCAGGTAAATTATAGGCATCCCAAGGATCGTCTATATCTATGTCTATGTTTATAGACCCTGGATAAGACCATTCTTTTTTCATACAACCTATATCATAACCTACTTTATCTAATCCTATAATCTCTTTAGCAAAAGGAATAGCAAATCTAGCTGCATTTCCAGTAGCTTGAAAAGCAGGATATTGTTTATTTTCAAAATTTATTATTTTCATTTATACACTAATGTCTACTGTTGACTCTCGACCGCTTAATTTTAAAGCGTATTCTTCTCTTATATATGCTTTTTCTGCATAATTTCTATTATCTAGTTTACTATTATAATCTTTCCACATATATTGAAGTTCTTGAAACTTCTTCAATATAACAGCTGCGCGAGTAGAAGGCTCTACTACTCTTCTTTCTTCTGTATTTGGGGGTCTTATATTTTCTGCGTTAGGAAAAGTATTAGGATTAAAAGGCATGTTTTTTGAATTGCCTTGTACAGACTTATCGCCTTGATTCATAGGCATACTAGAGTTTCCTTGGAGCATTTGCTGTGAATTAATAATATTAGTTTCCAAATTATCTGTCTCCTATTCTAACATCTATTTTAGAAAAAAAGTTAGAATCATAAAAAGTATAAAAGTTCTTATAGTCTTCGTTATCGTAAAATCTCAAAAATATATTATTATCGTATCCTAAATGCCACTGGCATATATCGTATCTAAACTTGCAGTTTTCTAAACACCAGTTTAATATTTTTTTAACATTAGGATGTTCTAAATCTATAAATTTAAGTACTTGATATACTATAGTAGAAGAAGATTTATCTTTATTAAAAGACTTAGTATATTTATGCTTTCTAGTGAACATTAATCTGTCTAAGTCTGAAAAGTGTTTTTTTATCATAAAGTACTCATTATAAGTTATAGATAAGGGCCCGCTAATAGGGACCCTTACCTTGTTGTTTATTTTTACGAAATATCAATTTTTTTTGGTTTTTTACTGTCTGGAACTATTCTTTCTAGAACCACACTAAGTAAGCCATTATTCATACAAGCATCTTTAACTTCTATATCGTCTGCAATAGTAAACTTACGTGTAAATCCTCTATTAGCTATGCCTCTGTACACCCACGAATCAGGGTTATTATCACTTTGATCAGGCTTATATGAAATAGATAATACATTATCAGTTACTACCATATCAATATCTTCTTTTGATACTCCAGCTAAGGCTATCTCAATAGTATATTGATTATTTACATTAGTTATGTTATACGGAGGATATCCAGTACTTTGTGCTTGATTGTCTAAGTACTTATTCATCTGATCGAAAAGACGATCAAATCCTACCGCATAGGGGGTAAATTTATTAATATCTAATAAAGAAGCATTTCTCATATTCATTTTAGACCTCCTTTAGTAAAAATTTGTGCTGACTCTCCTAGAGCTTTAACAAATAAATCTACAGACTTAAATGCTGTCTTAGTAAAATCAGTCTGGGCGTCTATAAATGAATGTAAAGGTTTTGATAAAGATTCTTCCTTTACTAATGCATCTACATAGTATTTTTTTGTATTTTGAAGGGAATCAATTCCCCAATCTGTTATATACGAACTCATCATTAATTTTCTCCTTTTAATAAGCAAGATTATAATAGCAGTATTTTTATTACTGCTTATTGCCCTATAGGGCTGGTAGTTTGTTTTAGGTTTCCGAAGACAACACTAAAAGAAACTATAATTAATATATCAAATAAATAAGTTTATGTAAATAAAAAAGTTAAATTAGTAAGTTATTTGGGGTCAATTTCTTTAGGCGTTTTGTAGTCTGTAGTATCCATAGAAACCTTAGTAGTTACCAATTTATCTGCAGCTAATGTAGCTTTTTTTACTACATTCTGTGAGGGGGCAATAGTTTTTTGCTCTGCTGCAATATCTGCTGCTTCTTTTTCTGCTAACCACCTATCAGTTAAGCTTTTTTCTAAAGAGGCTCCAGCATCATTTGCTCTTAATACTTTTTTAACTTCTTCTTTAGTAGTTAAGTTTTTAATTAAATTATACATATTGTTCATCCTTTTGTACTAATCTTCAGTAAAATTTCTTTCTCGTCTTATAAAGTGTCTACTGACGGTACCATCATCAAACTGAAGATAACCTTGCGCCTGATCACTATACATTTCTAAAACTTCGTTACCATAATAATGGTCTTCTAGTGTTAAGTCAAGAAAAGATTGTTTAGATTTACTATCATTACGATAAGCAGATAGATCTGCATTATGCTCAGTCGCAAATTCTTTAGCTTCTTGCTTAGTTAATCCAGAGTCACTGAATCTTATTATCATTTTCGGCATGTAAAGATTCTCCCAGAACTTCTATAGTATTTTCTAAGTCTTTAAAAGCGGCATCTAGTAGTCTACTAGCGGGATGTTTGTTATTATGCGCTCTAAATATCATAGCAGAAGATATAAAACATAAAGCTTCTAAGTCTTTTAATAGCTGAGAATTTTGATTAGGAGAATAACCTAACTCCTCTAGAGTCATTAAGGTTTCATAAAATATATCTTTACTTATTACCTTAGCATCTTCTATATCTATATCTTCGTCTATATAAGATTGCTTTATTTGTTTAGATCTCTGTAAAAAATCAATAACTTCCGCCATGAGTTAGCTCTCCTCTTAAGATGTATTTTTTATTTTGCCAGTAGTTTATAATAGGAATATTATACTGTCTAGCTTTAGCTACTTTAGAAGTTTCTTCTCCAGAGCTAATTAAATAATCTATATCTTTAGTTACTCTATCTTTGAGCACTATATTAAGATCTTGTAAATGATCTGATAAATCTTGCTTTGTCATGTCTAGCTTACCTGATACTGCTACTGTTAAGTTATTAGTAGCCTCTTCTACAAAAGTAGAAGCCGTTAAAGAATAAGGTAAGGTTTTAACCCAAGATTCATTAACATCTAACCAAGCAAGTATACTATCAACTGTTTTAGGACCTATCCCACTAATATCTTCATATTCTATTTCTCTCAATCTATCAAAGGAAGGTATCTTTTGAGTAATACGTTTAGCAGTGTTTTTGCCTACTCCAGGTATGCCTAAAGCTCCTAATACAGAATAATACTCTTTTGGCCTAGATAGTTCTTCTAGTACTTTTTCACCGTTCTTACCCATGTGCTCCCAAGGAACTTCTTCTTTAAATAAATCGTTAGGATGAGTTAAGTCTAACTTTTGAATCCATGCGGGGCCTAAGCCTTTAATACCTAGCTGCTTAACAAAATACTCTACAGATTTATTACCATCTTTATCTGAGGTAAAAAGTTTGGGGCCTTCTCTATGCAGCTTTAATCCTAGTTTTTTTTCTGCATCTGCCACACAGAATCTAGCAAATTTAGATTTAGATAGTACTTTTACAAACTGTGGAGTAATTTGTCTTTCAATAAGTATTTCATCTCCTAGACCAAGTTCGTGTTGCTCTATAAAATCAATATTATGAAGTATTACTCTAGATATAGTAGCATCATCAATATTTACAGGATCTACTACTGCTACAGGAGTAACAACCCCCGTTCTACCAATACTCCAAAAAATATCTTGAATGGTGGTTACTGCAGTCATAGCCCCTCTAGTTTTTAACGCTACAGCGTATCTAGGGTACTTAGAGGTTGTTCCTAATAATTTTTCTCTTTTATATGATTCTACTCTATAAACAATACCATCGCTAGGATAAGAAGAACAATCCCAGTTAAAAGTAGATACGAAACCAAAACTATGAAGACTCTTAACTCTTACAGAATAATCTTCTTCTATTCCTGCAACATCATGTACTATAAAACGTAAAGATCTGTCTATAATCTCCTCAGCATTTTTTATACCAAGAGAACCGCTTACAAAGTTTCTAAAGTTTTGTACATTTTCTTTATCAGTTACTACTTCTCCTATAACTGTAAGTATTTTATCTTGTGGGGTAATAGTAAGAGGTATAGAGGCAATATAATTTACTAGATGAGTTACATTTTCGCCAAACTCCCCATCGCCTCGGGTAAGGGCATGAAGTAAATTACCTTTTTCATCGTAAGTCACAGATAGGTTAGTTCCGTCTATTTTTACAGTCTCAACTGTAAACTCGGGATCTATTTCATCTCGTTCATATACTTTTTTTAAAGAGTATAAAGGAAAAGGGTGTTTAATTTTACCTTTAGAATTTCCTACTCTTACAGTAGGGCTAGATGAGTCTGCCCACCCCTGTTTAAGCTCTAAAGAGTTTAATCTATCATATAACTGATCATACTCATAGTCAGATAATATAGGGGCGTTATCATCATAATACAATTTAGAATGGTATTTAACTGTATTTAGTAGAGAATTATAATCTTGTTTCATAGTAACCTTTCTTGTATATATCTACTATATAATAATTATTAATAATTGTCAAGGTAATTTATCTAGTTCTTGCCCTATAGAGGTTAAGACATTAAAGGCCTCTCCACTAAAAGTTAACATCTGCTGAGTAGCGATAATAGAAAAAATAAGACATATAATATAGAAACCTGTTTTAACATATATACTCATCCACTTATATATCCTTTTTTAGGTCTGTACCAGTTCTTTTGATAAGAAATTCTTCCTAATAGCTCTCTTAACTCTCTCAGTTCTAGTTGTTTTTTTGAGTCGGAGTCGATCAATAAAGAAGCAGCCCTACGAGCTACTTTAGCTTCTAGAGCTTGTTCAATTATTTCTATGTCTCTTATATCTAATTTAAATTCTTTATTATACATAAAATCATCCTTTTTTAACTTTTAAATGCTCTCTAACATCAAAGTGATTACTATCTAAAAACTCTTTAAACTCACTAGAATCTTCGTATTCTAGTGAGTAACCTAAATAATCTTCCATTTTATTTTTGTCTGATTTTGCTAATGGATACTTTAATACTAGAGGCGCATCCTTAATAAGTGTGGTAGTAGTTTTTGAGGGGGCTTGCTGCTTTTTATAAACATGAGTTTCTTCTGGGTGCTGAGAATCAGCCCAGTAATATATACCGCTTGTTACCTTTGAGGTAAAACTAAATATAGCTACCAAAGGAAGAATAACAAAAAATAAGAGTATAAAAGCGCTAAATAAATTTTCCATTATATAATAATAATTAAATATAAACTATTAAGCAACTAATAAGTTACATTAATTAGTATTTAAATAGCTTTCTAATTCTCTATAACCACCTATATGCTTGCCATTTATTTGTATTTGTGGTAATGTTTTTACATTAGGTAATATCTCTAATAATTGTTCTTTAGTGAAGTCTTTATCTAGTACCTTCTCAGTGAATTTTAGATTTTTTATATTTAATAAGTTTTTTGCCTTCACACAAAAGTTGCAGTTTGTTTTAGAGTATATAAGTATATCCATATTATAGTCCTTTTGTTATAATCTTCTTTGCTTCTTGTATTGAATTTACATATTGATTGTTTATATATATAATAGGATAACTAAAAAATTTTCTATTATACTTACTCTCTAAAGAGTCTATAGTTATATCATGTCTAATCTGGGGCCAAGAAGAGTCTTTTACTACATAGGTTTCTAAGTCACGTACCTTACTCTTACAGTATATAATAAAATCATTAGATGCTATACAACTAGGTAAAGAATAAACTATAACTTTAGACACTTACATCTCCTAAATACTTTATTTCTGAATTACTTATTTCTATCTTTTGACGTATAGGAGTTTCTTTTTCTAGTAAGTCTAAATAGTCAAAAAATTCTTTATTACCGTCAGGTAACATATCTATATTTTTAATATTTAAGTCAGTAGCCCATTGATTCATTACATAGGAGTCATTAGGACAACAACAATAAGTATTATTATAATTCGATATTAAATCAGAATTATCATAATGAACTAATAATTTACTATCTATATATGCACCTTTTAAAAAAATAATTAAACTTTTTTTGTCTGTAAATATATCATACGCAGTAGGTATTACCCATCCTCCTGCTCTTCTTATATAAAAAGGTATAAAAGGAATAGTTTTATTTTTTCCGGATAATAACCGTTTCTTCATTTATATACCCTTTTCCTGAGAAAGATGAGTAGCTTTTAACTCTATTAGAATATTCTTCTAATAAGTCTATATTGAGATAAGGAGCTATTATAATACCTCCTGATCTAGCTTCTGATATTGCAGACACAAAACACTTTTCTTTTTCGTGCTCATCTATAATAATAGTATCAAATATATTACTTGGATATTCTTTTATACTATCTACATAATTTTCTTTTGAATACTTAGTCTTTATATTATTAATATTTTTAAAAGATAAAAAGTCTTTTGTTGCATTAAAGGATGCAAGATCATGTTCTACTATACACATAGAAGTACATCGTCTAGCTAGCCAAAAAGTAGAACTATCTCTTCCCCAGCTGAATATTAATTTATCTGTATTATCTAAGTGTTCTATTATTAAGTTTTCTACCTCTGTAGGATAGGTAGACTGATTATACGTCGTCTCGTTTATTCTTTTCATTAAGTATCTGCCTTCGCTCAATGTCTGACTCAATACATTTAGTTCCGTATTGTACTTCAAGCACATGAGCGTTAAAACTGCCTATATTAGTAGTTTTATGCCAAGTATTAGTAGGTATAACAAAAGTAGTGTGAGGACTAAGAATCATTGTTTTCCAAGAAGCATCTGGATACTCTAGTTCTATTTGTAAATCACCTTCCAATAAATACCAATGTTCTGAGCGATGTAAGTGTTTTTGATCAGATAAGCTACAATTAGGATAAATAACTAGCTCTTTTATCTTTTGAGGTAGATCTGGCTGTTTATCATCTAAAACTCTCCAGTATCCCCAATCTCTTTCTGTTTTTTGAGTTTTCCATTGGTCTAGAATCCAAGAAGAACTATTTACTTTATTCTCTCCTCCTACTCCCCACTCAAATCTAACCCAAGGAACTCCTCCATAAGTTTTTTCCTCAGGAGTATTACCCATAGTTCTATCTCCTCCATTAGCAAAAATTATTCTACTATCGGGAGACATTTTTAAGGTTCTATATATAGCATCATTAGCAGTATCATCTAAGTCATTAAATTTAATAACTCTATCAATACAGCTTATGTTTTCAAGTATCTCAGCTCTTTCAGACCAGCTCATAAATGGTCTACCTTTTTTTCTTGTTAGCCAATCATCACTATTTAGTCCTACCACTAATTTTTGTCCCAATCTTTTAGCTTCTTTAAAATAAGCTATATGCCCAGAATGAAGAGGGTCAAAACCTCCAGTAACCAGTACTATACTAGACATATTCTAACCTTTACAAATATCTAAAATGTTTCTAATTTGAGACTCTTTTTCATCTAACTGTTCTTGATTTTGCTTATGTAAAACAGTAGCAGCAGCTCTAACAGCTGTCGACTGTAAGCCATATTCTTCTTTTAAATGTTTTACTCTTTTATTAATTTCATCTCTGGAACTTTCTATTGCTGCTAGGAAAGACACAATAATATCTAGCTGCTCTGCTACATCTTCTGGATTAATAGCCTTAATAGGTTTTTTCACATCTTTATTTTCTGACATAGTTATTCCTTATTTTTTAGGTTTGTATATTAGTTTTGCTAAATTAAATAGAAAAATTCCTATTTTTCTTCTAATTCTATGAGATAATTTATTATTCTTAGTATTTATACACTCTATTAACTCTCCTATAAACATTCTAACGTCTAATGAGGTAACATTACTATCTATATACATAAATACATATTTACCTTTTATAATAGGTTTATACTTAGTACTTTTTATTCCTTTAAATATTTTAAGTAAGTTATCGGGTGCGTGTATTTTTAAATGTGTCCAGCTTTCTCCAGATAATTGCTCTATTTGAAACTTACCTAGCTTTTCTAGATTTCTTACTAAGTTTCTAGCAATTATTTCTCGTTCTACTTGTCCTGGAACTTCTGGGTTTCTGAATAAATATTTAGTCATCAATAACTCCTCTAATAATCACTATCGTGTATATATAATTGAAGTAGCGTATAGTGTAATATTTTCATTAAGTCTTTACGAGCGTCTGCTGCAGTACCCTTCTTACCGTATCTATTAGAATATTTATCTATGCTTCCCATGCAAAAACCTGTTCCATGTCCCCTATCAATAATTACTTCAGTAGATTGAAATTTATTATTAGAATAGTGTTGACCATAAGTGGAATCAACGTACTTTTTAAGCTCTTTTATATATTGATCTTCATTAAATTTATAGTCTATCATATTGCTACTAAAGGCTCTCCTGCTAGCTCTTCTTCCTCTTTTATAAAATTGTAAAAACCTAATACAGCTACTTCTTTATGTTTAGCTTCTATATCAAAGTCTGCATACTGTAACATAGGTACATGATTTGCCATAAGTTCTTCGTCCCAAAATACTTCTGAGTGCGCGTTAGGTTTCATCCAATATGCAGAATTTTCTGGAGGAAAAGACTGAGATACATGAAATAAAGGTCTAACACCTTTCCAAGATATTACAGCTTCAGTAAAATACTCATGCATGTAAGTAATATGTTCTACATCTCTAATTTTCCTATTAACGGTTTTACCTTCTAGTACGACTTTTTCTGACTCTCTCATTCTATGGCACGCATAGTGATGAGTATCTAAACAACAACGAATAGGTATGCGCTTAGACAATTCTAGGGTGTGTCTTATATCATATCCATTAGGTTTATCTTCGTTTTCTACGGTTAGACATTGTTGAGCATAGTCAGATAAGTAAGGAAAATTAGTAGCAAAACGCTTTATACCGTCTTCATGCTTTCCTCCATAAAGACCTTGAAGATGAATGTTCATAACAAAGTCTTTAGCCGGTAATCCCATCAAACTTCCATATAGAGCATGATATTCTAAATCTTTAATAGAATTTTCTACTACTTCGGCTTTATTAGAGGCTAGAACAGTATATTGACCAGGATGTACACTCAGTCTTACTTCATGTTTTTTTGCTAGCCTGCCGCACTCTTCTAATATAGCACAAATATCATCCCAAATTTCTTCATACCAAGGCTTAGTAAAATCTAGAGTATAGCACGGAAAAAGCTCTGAAGATATTCTCCAAGCTCTTAGATTTTTAGGTTGTGTAGGAAAATAATTTTTTAACACAGATAAAAGCTGATTACAGTTATGCAAAGCTTTTTGTTGTACTCTTTCTTTTCCGCCTTCTTTTAGTGCATAAGTTTTAGTAGTAGTTCCAAAATTGTAAGCTTTAGCTTTTACTTTATCGTGAAACTGACAGCACTGAGAGATTCTCCAGTCTTCACTAGTTTTATTGAAATATTCCATTGTGTATCCTATATGGTTATACTATATAATACTTAATAAAAAAGTAAGTGTCAAATTAATTCTATCATTGAGAATCTCCAGGAGACACCCTATAATTGTCTTCTACGCTGTCAGGAGTACTAACTTCTAATATAGTCCCTTCTTTTAAACATTCTAATTGATGAGGGCTGCAAGGCTCATTATGCCAAGTGTCCCCCTCTTTAATTTTTGTACTTATCTTAGAAGCGTCAAAAGTATTAATCCAGTGAACTATGAACTCACCCTCTAATACGTACCAAGTCTCTTCTTTATCTTTATGAAAATGCATAGAAAACTTAGCACCCTCATTAAACTTCATCAGCTTGCCACAATATTTATCATTTGTAGCCCAAATAAGTTCGTGACCCCATCCTTTTTTTACAAAACCTTCAAGTCTCATTAAAAGCCCTTTCTATATCTAATTGATTTATAACATACGTTCCAAAGTGTTCTACTGAGTAAGATGCGAGTTTATTTGCTAAGTCTATAGAATCATGAATAGACTTAAAGCTGTTTAATACTGCAAGAGAGGCTAAAAATACATCTCCTGCTCCCGTAACATCATGAACTTTTACAGGAGAAGGTCTAGAAAATACCCCCTCGCATACTGAACCTTTAGATCCTAAAGTTACTATTTTAGTAGAAGATATTGGTAGATTATAACTGCTAGTGTCTTCATACTCATTTATTTTTATAATAGAGTTTGGAAAACAACTTAAGTCTTCTTTTTTAGTGTCTACATACACTTTATGTTTGAATTTCTCACATACTAGTTTGGCAGTATCAGGTGTTAGTAGCCCTTTGCAATAGTCAGAAATTATGACTATATCATAATCCTCAGAATTCATCACTTTAATATTATAGTCTACCAAAGAAGAAACAGAATCTCCTATATCTTCTCGTAGTAGTTGTTGATTAGATTTTATATCTATAAATCTTCTTTTAATAATTTTAGAAGTATTAGTTATCAAATCTATTTTAGATATGTTAAAAGCTTTAACATTATTTTTAACATTAGCAGCCATGCCTTCTACAGTATTCAGTTCTTTAAAGTGTATAACAGGCACAGGAGCCTCTGGAGATATTCTAGTTACAGAACCTAGTCTATACTCGTCTAGACAAGATTCACCTATTATTAATATTTTTAATGATGTTAGTTGTTGAGTATCTAGTGTCTCGTTCATAAAATATAACTTTCTTTACAAAATCTTCGCCTACAATATTTTTATACTTATATTCTTCTCCAATGACTAGTAAGTCTGCATTATAAGTATCAAATATAGAACATAAATCGTCATCAGAATCAAAAGATATTACTGATGTTACAGGTTTTAAAGCACTTATAATTTTAGATCTAATGGCTAAAGTGTTTATAGGCCTGCAAAGACCTTTATTTTTTCTTACTCTATCATCGCTGTCTAGACACACTATTAACCTATCTCCTAATGTAGAAGCATAATTAAATAAATCTATATGACCAGGATGTAGTATATCATAACATCCATTAGTGAAAACTGTTATCAATATAAAATCCGTAAGCTTTATAGTTAATTGTTAACTCTGTATTACTAGGTATAGTATTTTTAGTAATTATTAAATCATTTTCTGAATCATAATTAAGATTAGGAGAATAAGAATGATTAATATAAAACCTAAAATCTATTGAATTATAGCCTTTAGAAGGTATATTCATACCATTATTAGTTATTTTAAATGTTTTTTTATAGGTAGAAAGAATATTATCATCTAATTTTTTCAATATAAAATTATCTAATTTTTCCCATTCTATAGGAGAAAAAATAACTATATTTTTTGGTATCTCTTTCAGAGCAAAAACACCCACACCATGAATAGGTGAAGGTGCTAATTTACAAAAAACATTGTTAAATGCTTCTAAAGTTAAGTATGAGTTACTCATTTACATGATTATTTCTATAGAAGCTTCTTGATTAGCTATATCTTTAATTTTTGTCATGTGTACGTCTTCTATATAAGAGTGTTCACTAACTAAATTCATTTGTTCTGCTAAACTAATAATCATATCTGCGTAGTGTTGAGCTTTATCAACTGAGTCTTGATCTGCAGCTCCCATAGCTATAATTTGTTTTTCTCTTTTAAAAAACAAGTCATGTAGCATAGCAGCCTCTACTACTAGATGAATCATATCTGTTTTATTAGTAATATCAGAGTACAACTCTTGGGCGCTCGGACATATATCAAAATGTTTAGTTACATATTCTCCAACCTGTACAGATTCATTTTCTGTATGCTCTTTAGTATTTTCATAGTCTAAAACAACACTTGAAGATTCCATGTGTACTAAATAGTCTCTAGAACTATTCATATATGCTGAACAAACAGCTAGCTTATTAGTCCACCAAGTAGGTAAAGACGCTTCTGAATTAGAGGGTAAAGCAGCTAATATTTCTTGAGAATCTTCAATAATCATATCACACATTCTTCGAGAGGAAGATACATCTGTATGTCCATTTTTATTTATTTTCATTTTCTAGGACCTCCTTTTTTAGGTGACTTTTTAGAACCTCCTGCTCCTGCCCATAGTTTTTTTCTTGCCCAATAGTTAGCAGAAAATTTATCATCTTTAGTAAGTCTTCCTGATTTATCTTTAATTCCTGCACTTCTTTGAAGATAGTTCTTTCTAGCTTCTTCAGAATAATTATGTCCATAGTCTTTATGACCGAACCTGACTACTTTTATTTCATCACCTTTTTTTGCTAGTACAACCTGTTTGTGTTTTGAAGAAGAGGTATTTCTTTTAGGTTTGTTAAACCCTGGATAGCTTTCCCCTCTGTATTCTATTCTTCCACTAGGCAGTCTTCTAGCATCTTTTGCTTTTGCCATAATTATCTCCTTATTTTAACACATATTAACCTAGCTAGCAAAGTAATTATTACTTTTCTAAATGTTTTATGCGTGTCTCCATATCATCTATTTTTTTTATAAGACCAACAGGAAGCTTAGCTCTCCAAGCGTCTTTTGGTTGTTGTAACCAACTCCATCCTAATTTAATTATCAAGATATCTAATATTATATCTATTTTTGAATAACACCATAAACCTAACCTAGTAGTACTAATATAGGCTACAAATATAGCACCAAAAATACTTCCTGCTAAAGCAGTATATAACCATAATCTGTCTGAAGACATACGTTCAATCATATCCCACATAAATATTTATTCACTTTTCCATATAGTCCATATACCCCAAGCAATAGCTGCATAGGCTACTAAGTCTATAGGCATCATAAGCATAACTATTCCGGTAGCTATTAAAGCAGCGCCATCCCATGAAGTTCTTTCTTTTAGTTTTGACTTTATCCATGATAATGTTCTAGTAATCATAATGATTCTCCTTTATTTTTTAGACTTTCTTCTTTTTCCAGAAGACGTCACAGACCATTTTACTTTTTTACGGCCTTTTTTCTTAGAAGCTTCTTGTTTTGTTATTCTAGAAGCTACTGCTTTAGGTCTACAAGCAGGATATTTTCTCTTATCTTTTTTTCCTGAACGACCACAAGGCTTACCTGTTTTAACATCTACCCATTCTTCTGAAAACCATTTACCTAATCCGCCCTTAGCCACTTTTTTTTCTCACTTTATTAGTAGGTGCACCTTTCCATTTACCGCCCTTAGACTTATACCATTTTGCGGCCCACGCATTAGCATATGCTGAAGGATAAACATTAAATTTCTTTTTTGCCTCTGTTTTAGCTCTTGACCATAGGCTTGGGTTAGTTGGTTTTGCTGCCATGTATTGTTCCTTTTTAAACGGGTTGTATGTAATAACCCTTTCTTATATTAGATAAATGACCGTCTGCTTTATATAAAAAAGTATCAGAATGTAGATTGCCTATAAACTTTAAGTGATGGTACTCAGAATAATCTTTACCTTCCCATACAGGTATTATTTTTGTTCCTATTGGTAAGTCCCATATGTGATCATTACCACTTCTTAAATGTATTTCAATTATATTATTGCCTTTAGTCTCAATATTTAAATACTTTTCTGTATTTATACTATGTACCCAGTCGGGAAGAATAAAAGAATTATTAACAACCTCCCACTGTTTAAAGGTAACTAAATTATCTTCTGACTCATGAATACCTATCATAGTACTAAAAGGTTCCCACTTATCGTTATTTTTAATAAAATCTATACTTTGATGAACACCTTCTAGCCATTCACACCAGAAATAACCAGGAGGTATATATTTGTGTGCTATCATATCTTTTGAATGTAAATCAGGGTCTAAATATTTTTTATGCGCTCCGATTCCCATGCCATAAAGATTATATATAGGTCTTATTATATACATACCTTTTTTAGATATAGGAACTCCTGCAGGTCCACAACTATATCCCAATTTTAAACTAATATCTAGTTTATTAAATACCCACCTAAGCTCAGGATAAGCTTGCCATGCTTGAAAGTCTTCTTCAATCATTTATAATATATAAATTTACTTTTTGCTTTTCATTTTTTTAAGTATAGCTTTTTGAAGAGCCATAGGTAATTTTTTTTGAGCAGCTGTAAGACCTTTTTTATCTGCTTTCTTTTTAGTAGTTTTTTTCTTTTTTTCATACATAGCCATGTAAGTTTCTCCTATTATTTTTTGCCTATTTTCTTTTTATAACCACTAGCATATACAGCTCTAGCTTGTCTGGTTGCGGCTTTTTTAGTTTTATAAACTTTTCCGGTGGTTCCCCACTTATAACCGCCTTTTACTTTTTTTACGGGCATAAAAATCTCCTTAAATAGAGTACGCTTCCCCTGGATTATCAGGCCAAAAGCTCTTTTCACTAGAAGAGCATTTACAGCTTATGCATACATCATTTTTACATTCAGAACAATCAGGAGAATAACAGTGGCATCTATGCCCACAAGACTTACAATATCTTTCTTTACTTATCATTGATCTTCTCCTGTATAAAAATAACTATCGTATATACCATTAAACGCTGCATACATTTTAGGAGTTATTTGAGGGTAGTCTCTTTGAGCCTTTTTAATGCTAACTATTAACGACCTCTCTCGGGGCAATAGACTCAAGGCTTCCAGCTCTAAAAGCTTTTTTAATGGGATACGACGTTTCTTCTGCATATAAATATCTCATAATTTCTTTTACTAAAGGACTTCTTACAACATGCTCACTAGTAAAGGTAAGAAAAGCTACTAAATCTGAAGGGCTTAGTTTTGAAGATGCCCAGTTTAATCCGTTTTCTCTAGTAGTCAAGTCTGATTGTAGTAAGTCTCCTGTTATACAACATTTAATATTTCTGCCAAACCTAGTTAAAAACATACTCATTTGTTTTTGAGTAGTATTTTGAGCTTCATCAAGTATTATAAAAGAGTTAGAAAAAGTTCTTCCTCTCATATAAGCTAAAGGAACTGCCTCTATCACATTATTAGCAATCATCTTTTTTATTTCTTTTGAATTATAAATTTCAGATAATACTCCTATAATAGGGTCCATAAACGGATTTATTTTTTCTTCTAAAGTTCCTGGTAAAAAACCTATGTCTTCTGTAGCTACCACAGGCCTTGTTATAATAATTTTTTCAATAAGACCTCTTTCTAAAAAGTTTAAGGCCGAATTACAGGCTACATAAGTTTTTCCAGTTCCGGCAGCGCCTGTTAAAAACAGTAAATCATATTTTTCTATTAGACGATAATATTCTTGTTGTTTTAAAGAGTTCTTAATATTAACTTCCTTTCTGTTGGCTATAAAAAGATCTAACTCTATATTTAAGCTCAGGTATAAAATTTACTACGTTACCTGTAAAACATTGAGATTCTTTTTCATCTACTCCAATAACTATTGAAAAATTATTTATAGCAGTATTAAATAAATAATTATGCGCAACAGCATATGCAGTAGCTTGTATATAGTAGTTTTTTATTTGAGAGGTATATTTTTTCTTTTTAGAAGTTTTAAAATCTATTATAGATAGTACCCCATTCCATAAACCAATACCATCAACTCTTCCTGCAAATTTTAGTTTAGGATGCCATAGAGGTATTTCTTGAGCATAAGGAGTAAAGTTATTTCTATCGCACTCTTTTATAATGTCTCTAGCAGGTTGTTTAATTTTTCTTGGCTCTTTATAAAGCCCAGAAGATACAAACCAGTCGCTAAAAACTCTATCTTCTTGTAAATAGTACTGTTCTATGTAGTCATGTACTGCAGTGCCTCTATCAGTAGCTTCTTTAGATATTCTATTAGCTTCTTCTTCTCCTACCCGCTCTCTCCACTTATGTAAAAAAGAATTATCTGAAGTAGCTCCTAAAATAGTAGTTATACTAGGATACTCACCGTCTGGAGTTTTATATACTCGTCCAGACTCTCTGTCTATATTATAGGCTTCTAAACACTTCTCATAGTTAAACAATTTTAAAACTTTCTCGTAGCGTATTAGGTTTTTCTCGTAAGAAGTTATCTTCTTTAAGCTCTGTCATCCATTGTTGCCATAATTTTTTAGCCTTAATTACGTCTTCATCGGATTTAGCGGGTAAATCAATGTCATTTATAGTACTTAAAAATGCTGATGCTAAAAACAGATTAGCGGAACCTATTTCTCTAGATTCTAATTCTTCTTCATTAGCTTTAATAGGTCTAGGTTCTACTAATTCTAAATTACTCTCTTGAATATCCATATTATCTTCATTGTAAACATCCATAGGAGGACTAGATAATAGATATTTTAATAATTCTTTTTCTTTAGTCATTGTGTTTGATTAATTATCCCTATGATAGTATAAATAAATCCTGAAATTGCTAATACGAAAGAACCTATAAACATTAGTGTTTTTAAACTTACTTTACTAGCTGATACTGTATCATGAAGTTCTTGTATTCTTTTATTACTTTGTTCTATGCTTGTATTTAGTGCTGCTAAAGACTGACTAATATGAATATAACGTTCAGCACACACAGCTTCATGAGTTTCCAGATCACTTTTTGTTTTTTGTGATCTTTCGTGTAGCCAATTTATATTTTTTTTAACATCATCACTTAAATTGTTTTCTTCTATCATTTTTTATTGTATCAAACGCTTGTTATATTCGTCAATCTTAAATTTTTATTTTTCCCACCTATAAAAATGGTGATCCTCTATAGTAACCGTTTTTGATAGATGGTTGTTCCAATAAGGTTTGACTTTTTTACTATGATAGTGCGTTGAGTTATGTGTTACGTCTGATATTTGCCCTAAAATTAACGCTTTAGCAAGTTTAAAAGAAAATTCTTTTACTTCTTTATTTAACATAGTATCTTTTATTCCATCACAATACCAACTAAATTGGCATTTGTTAAGTATTATATTATTATTTTTGTCTTTTTTGGCTTGAGTTACGACCTTACATACTGAATTTGGAAATCTACTATCTTTTACCCTATTTATAGTTACATTTCCTACAGCTATTTGACCTTTTATTGATTGGTTACGTGCTTCAAAATAAATATTTTTTGCTAAGCACTCTATTTCTTTATTTGTATCGGCAAGTACTGTATTTGCACTAAGTAATAATAAAAAAATAGTTATTGATTTTATCATACACTACTCCCCTTATGTTAATAAAAAACAGCCGCAAGAGTGGCGTGCGGCTGATTTTATGCATGATTGTACTAAGTATTTTTTGTATTTTTAAACCAGTAGGGCTCCGAGTGTCGACTTGTCCATGAGTATTCTACTTGTAGCTTCCTGAGCATTTCATTTAAGTCTTGACATTCATTAATAATTTTGATACACTCGTTAGTAAATATGGTAAACATATTATTGGAATAACTCCCTACTCCCCCGTAAGCCTCTTCGGGCTTAGTGTATAAATACTTTTTGTAAAAGGTTGGATTATTCATCTTTAACAAAAGTGGTTTAACTAGCTTAACAACATCTTCTACAGATGTAAAAGAGTTAGATAGTAGTGTTTTCAAAGAGTTAAAATCTTGTTGATACTTATTCATTATATTATTAACCTACTTGGTTTTGAGTTTTTCCAGAATTCAGATTCTTTATAATAACGTGTGTTTTCTAAGGAATCCAAAAAGTCATTTATTTCACGAGCCTTACGCTTCCAAAGTTTTTCTTTTAAAGCAGAACTTAATGCTTCATCTCTGAGAAGATTCATCTCAGATAATGCCTCATTAGGTTTCCACTTTACTATGGATAGACAACGGCTCAATTCATTCTGATAGTCTTTCATATTATTTGCTTACCTGTTGTTATAAATTAATATTAGCATGAAAAATTATAAATGTCAAGAATAAAATTAAATCAAAATATGTCTACTCTTAAAAAGTGTCAGACTAATAGGAGAAATAAGTTGAAAAAGGTTACAGGATACTTTAATAAATTTAATAAGACCTATGTGCAACGAGAACTGGTCACTCTGCAAAAACTAGGAATTAATACAGAAAGCGTAAGTAGTGCAGACCTCTCAAGAAATATTACAACACCTATGTTTGTGATGACTAAAAATAATGGAATTATATCCAAACTTATAGGTAAATATTCTGCAGGTTACTTATCTTCTTGGGTACAAAACTATATAAAGGTAAATTAATGAAAATAAGTATAAAAAAATATAATAATGATGTCTCTAAAGCATATAAAATTATGATGAGAAAATTAAATGCTGACGGGTTTTATACAGACGCTAAAAGACAAAATTACTATGTTTCAAAGTCTGAAAAGCTTAGAGAAGCTAAAAAAGCTGGTAAGGCTAGATATAGAAAAGCAGAAGCTAAAAGACAAGCGCTTATGCAAAAGTTAGAAAGAAAAGCAGGCTACACAAAGAAGCAAAAAAATAGACCAAACTCCAAATCTTAATTTTAAATTTTTGTTGCTAACTACTATTTTTAGTGTTAATATTAACTATATAATAAAAAAGAGAGTAACGCATGAATACTGAGAAAGATAAAATTATCAATGAAGCTGTAGAAAAACTCCATAATAATCCTTTAAAGTTTGCACCTTATAGACGGCCTAGCAGATTTAATAGGCTTAGAAACTATAACAATAAGATTATTAATCAAGAAAAAGGAAGTACTAGTATAGTTTCTTTATAGGAGAATACAAATGAATCCTAAAAATGGAGTAATACCTCATGCACTATCTAAAGCATGGAAAAAGAAACTAAAACAACTGTCTAATAAAAAAATAAGACAAAAAATAAATAAGAAATTAAGAGGTCACTAACTGCGATATATCTATCGTTTTAAACCTCTTTTTTGTAATCGTTGATACAATTCAACATATGGACAGGACTGCGGGGCAGTACCGCACAGCTCCACCATAAACACTTGGAGAATGAAATGAGTGATATCGTGACATATTTGTCATTGAAATTTGTACAATATGCACTGATAATCATATTATTTGGAAGTTTATTAGAAGTGTTTTTGATGGGGCTGAAATAGGATCGACTGACGTATAGAGATGAGAGTAGATTACCGTGTTGGCCTACGTTATTCAGCCAAAAACTACAAATGCAAACGATAACTTTGCACCATCTAATTACGCACTAGCTGCATGATTAAGGGGGCTGGTCACTTGCCTAGCAACAGAAAAAGTGACACTCATTATTTTGAATAGCACTATGAAAGTATACTCTGCCTCCGAAGCTATTATAGAATTTTCTATAGACTCTTCTAATACTATTGATCCGTCTGTGGTATTTTTAGTAAAAGAGGATAAATATGGAATATCACTAGGTAAAAACAATATAATACTCTCATCATGTGTTATTAACTGCGCAACTGGTTACAGAGAGAATACTGTTATAGGAAGTGGCAATTATATAGGCCCAAGTACTACTATTAATAGTGATACTTTAATAGGCAATAATAATACTATAACAGGTTGTTGTTACTTAGGTTTTCATAGTGTTATTCAAAATAATGTTTATATAGAATATAATGCTCATATACAAAATTATTCTACAGTAGGCAGTCATTCTTTTATAGGTACTTTTTCTCCTATAATAAAAGATGTAAAACCTTTCTCTAAAGTGTTCGGTAATCCTTCTAAAACAAGAGGAGTATATCGTTCTTCTAGTTATAAAAGTAACTTTAATAACACACAAAAAGATGAAATAGAAAAGTTTGTAAGAGAAGGCACAGAACCTTTAGATCCTTATATTATAAGTATTATTGATGAATATAGAAATTTCTCAAGAAAAAAAGTAACAAAATGATAATAATATATAGAGCTTCAGAAGCTAATAAGTCTCCAGGAAGTATATCAGATGGCTCGCAAGATAAAGCTAGATGGAATGGAAAAAAGAAAGACGATATTTTTAGAAAGTGTTGGCTTTCTTTACAGCAAGACTTAGAAGGCTGGGATGATAAGATTATAGTATTAGCAGATACGGTTACTGAAGAAACTAAATCTTGGATGCGAGAAACCTGTTCTATACCTACTAAATTAGAAATAAAAGATATACCTAACAGAACTGAAGTACCTCCGTTTGGAGAACATCCTTATCCTCAGTATCATCCTGTTACAATAAATACTTGTATACCTTTAATGGAAAATTTAATAGAAATAGCAGAATCAAATACTGAAGAATTAATATATTTATGCGAAGACGACTACCTTCATACTAAAACTGCCATAAAAACTATGAAAAATGTTTTTAAAGCAGGGTATGAAGGTTTTTATTTGCCGTATGATTATCCAGATAGGTATTTTGATAAAGATAGAACCGTAGAAGTATTAGTAGGGCCTGATTGTCACTTAAAGACAGTTAGTAGTGCTACTTTAACTTTAGCTGCAAAAGGAAAAACATTCTTACCGTTTAAGTTTTCTATACTACAAGCAGGTCTGTTCTCAGACGACTCTTGGACATGGAAAGCCTTTAGGCAAAACGTAGCTGTTTGTCCTTTACCTGGTACTGCTACTCACCTACAAGATAATTGTGTAACCCCCTTAGTAGATTGGAATGACGTATGGAATCAGTGGTAATTACAGGATCTGCAGGCTTAATAGGTAGTCATCTATGTTATAAGTACTTAGATTTAGGATATAGAGTAATAGGCATAGACTCTTTAATAGGTGGTTATATAACTAATATGCCTGATAATAAAAACTTTTTTTATTATGAACAAGACATACTAGATACTAAAGAGCTGGCTGCTGTAATGAGTATTTACTCTCCCGTGCTTGTAATACACTGTGCTGCTTTAGCACACGAAGGCTTAAGTGTTTTTTCTCCTAAAAAAATAGTTGAGAATATATATGCAGGAACAGCTTCTGTGTGTAGTGCTTCTGTAAGTAATAATGTACCTATGTTTATAAACACTACTTCTATGGCAAGATATGGAGAAGGAAATCCTCCTTTTCAAGAAGATCATACTCCTAATCCTGTAGATCCTTATGGGTTAGCTAAGTTACATGCAGAGCAGCATTTAAACTTAATGAGTGATATTCATGGAATAAAAGTATTTCATATGGTTCCTCATAATGTATGCGGTCCTCATCAGTGCTATAGCGATCCTTTTAGGAACGTTATGAGTATTTTTGCAAATCTAATATCTAAAGACAAACCTGTGTATATTTATGGTGATGGTACCCAAAAAAGATCTTTTTCTCATGTAAAAGATTGTGTAGAAGCTTTTGTAACAGTTTATAATAAAAGAGATAAAATAGAAAGCAAAGAAGTATTTAATATAGGTCCTAGTCATGGAACTGAGACTTCTATAGCAGCACTAGCAAATAAAGTAGCTAAATATTTTAACAAAACTGCAGAAATAAACTTTGTCCCTGAAAGACCTAGAGAAGTAAAAAATGCTTGGGTATCTACTGATAAGGCAGAGGATATACTAAACTATAAAGCCGACACAGATATTGAAGAAACTATAAGGGATACTGTAGTATGGATGAGAGACCAAACTACTAGAGATTTTGATTATCATATAGATTTAGAAATAATAAATGATAAAACACCTAAAACATGGACAGATAGGCTATTTAATAAATGACTCATGTACTATTTGCAAACACACAAGCATTCGGAGACGTAATTCTAGGTATAAATGCTGCTAGACGATATAAAGAAAATAACCCTGATCATTTAGTAAGTTATTGTTTAAGAAGCAATTTTATGCTTACTACTCATGAGCAGCCTAGCGGGATATCAGAAGTTTTAGAGGTTATTAGTAAACAGCCTTGGTTAGATTCTATAGGACTAATAGAGTTTGATAATAAAGGTCAAGTAAAAAACGTAAACTTAAATAAAAGTGAAGAGCAGTTTAAAAAAGTAGATAAAATGTTTTTGCACTGGCGTTGGTTCTCAGATTTAGGAATTTCTAAGAGTACTAATTTACCTATAAAAGAATATATTACTGAAGATCAGTTTCTAGACGGTAACACTATACTAAATGTAGAATCTATTAAACCTGATGATAATATACTAAGAATAGGTATGTCAGGGCCTCTAGACTGGAATAGAAAATTACAGTCAGAAACAATGAGATTAGACATAATACAAGGCATAAGAGATATACTAACTACTAAAAATATAGAACACGAGTTATCTTTTTTAGGTATAGAGTGTGGAAATTTTAATTTATATCAGTCTTTACAAATATTAAAACGTCAAGACTTATTTATATCACCGTTAGGCTCTTTAGTACATGCTTCTGCCGCTATGAATGTCAATACTATTAGCATACCTAGTGTTTTTCCTACAGAGTATGATAGTCCTGAGTTTTATTCTGATGGATATCACAGAACTATAAAGCCGTCTACTGATAATCATTGTGGAGATTTTAAGTGTATAGTTCCTAAACTAAGTAAAGATGCAGATACTAATATAGAACCGGGCAATCCTACAGCTAATTTTACTTTTTGGCCAAGACATTGTCCTCATACTAGTACAAGTTTTGCTTGTACTAAAACTCATAATGCTGAAAGCGTATTAGAAGAATTTAAAAATTGGTTAGATATTTATAATGACAACTCCTAATCCTATTATTATAGTTCCTTATTTATTTGAACAAGAGATACAACAATTAAAAGCTGCCCTTGGATGGAAGCTTGAATATGAGTTTTGGCAAGATATAGGTCAGATAGGCAGTGATATGGCTTATCAGTATCTATGGAATAAACATAAGCATAGAGATGTAATTATATTACACTCAGATATGTTGCCTCTTCAAGAGGATACAGAAAATAAATGGTATACAGAATTAATAAATACTGTAGTTAAATATCCAGAAGCTGATATATTTGGAATGAAACTTTTATACCCTCAAAAAACTGAGGAAGATAAATATATAATTCAGCACGCTGGTGGGAGATTTAGTAAAAATGGTGAAGCAGTACATTTCGGAGGAGGACTTAACCTCTATGATGGAAAAGCAAATCAAGAATTGGAAATCGATGAGGGCCAATACGACAAAGTCAGAGAAGTTGCCTGGGTTACTATGGGCGGAGTTTACCTCAAAGCTTCTGTTAGGAATTCCGTTGGTAATTTTGATCCTGAGTTCTATTGGACTTACTATCGTGATGTGGATTGGTGTCTTTCTGCCCGCCGCGCTGGTCATAAAATTTATCAAACGGGTATACCGTTACTTCATTTTGAAGGAAAAGACAACAAAAGATTACTAGCTCAGAATCCAAATCTGCAAGAAAAATGGTCTATAAATAGATCTATATTCATGGATAAATGGATAGGAAAAAAAGAGTTTGAAACAGTAGACAGAGTAGTTGAAAATGCGTAAAAAAAGTGTAATCAGTCTAATATCTTATGATGCTAGTTATTTAGTAAGTTCTATAAAAAGTTATTATAATTATGTAGATGAAATAGTATTAGGATTAGATAAAGATAGAGTGTCTTGGAGCCGTAATAAATTTTCTTTTGACGAAGATAAGTTGTGGAAAGAGCTAAGTGCTATTGATGGTGATAATAAAATAGAAGTAGTAGAAGGAAACTTTCATAGAAGTGCTGTACCTATTGAAAATGATAACTATGAAAGAAACTTTTTAAAAGAGCAATGCTCTAATGACTGGATTTTTTCTTTTGATGCTGATGAAATACTAATAAATGCAGATGATTTTTTTAACAAGTTTTGCCCTATAGTAGAAAACTATGATATAGACTTAATGTTTTATTGGATTTTACCTTATAAAAGAGTCGGAGAAGATGAAATATTAGTAATATCTAAAGAAGATAGAAAAAGTATTCCTAATAATGAAGTTCAAGGTTTTACTACTTTAAAACACAACACATTTAATTACTGTAGATGGACTAATAATCAAAAGAGAATTCAATCTCCCTTGGCAATACTACATTGGAGCTTCTGTAGACCAGAAGACGAACTAGATTTAAAAATTAATAACTTTGGACATAGTATTGAAAGTAAACAAGACCCGTTTTATGATATACAAGCTAAAGTAGATATTAACAATTACACACAATTAAAAAACTTTAAAACTAGTAATATGGGACCTCAATGGGAATCTCTATTAAAAATTAAAGAAAAAGACTTATTAGACTATTGTAAAGAACAAGCGGTGATTATGTATGCAAAATAATATTAATTTAGAAATTATAGGTAAATTTTATGATAACCACTCTTTGTCTATTGTAAATAGATACTTAGCTATTGAATTGTCTAAGTATAACAATGTAGTTATTTCTCCTATAGATAGTTTTACCTCAGAGGCTAAGCTTAGTCAAGAAACTTTACAAAGCTTAGAAAATTTACTTCCTAAAGAAGAAACTGCTGTAGTTCCTGATATACAAATAAGACATAGTTATCCCCCTATATGGAGGTGGCCTCATTCTAATGACACAAAAGTAGTATATATACAGCCTTGGGAGTTTACAAAAGTACCTTTTGAGTGGCAATACAAATTTGAAACTTTTGCTGACGCTCTTATCACTTTTACTCGCTGGACAGGCGCAGTGTACCAAGAAGGTGGTATTAATCCAGAAAGACTTTTTTGTATTCCTATAGGATATGATCCAAATATATTTTATGTAGACAGAGATACACCTAAAAGAGATAAGTACACTTTTCTATTTGTAGGATGTGATCAATATAGAAAAGGTTTTGATATACTACTACAGGCGTGGGCCAATACCTTTAAAAAAGAAGATAACGTAGAGCTTATAGTAAAAGATACCCCTCAAGTTTACGGAAAAACAACACTACAAGAACAATTAATTAAACTACAGTACACTAATAACTTAGCTAAAATAACTTATATAGATGATCCATACTCAGAGAAAGATATGGCCGATTTATATAGAAGTGTAGATGTATTAGTTCATCCTTATAGAGGAGAAGGTTTTGGGATGCCTGTTCAAGAAGCAATAGCTTGTGGGACTATTCCTTTAGTTACTGGAGGAGGCTGTACTGATGAGTTTGTTACAGACTATAAAATAAAGTCTTCTCAAAAAATCGTAGACATTAATAACATTTTTGCAGGCAAACCAGGAGACAGCTTTAACTTAATGGGTTCTCATACTTGGTTAGTAGAACCAGAAGTTCAAGACTTGATATCTAAAATGAAAATGTTATACGATACCAAGAAACGTGCTATTCCTAAAAGTAATAAGATAAAGAACTGGGAAGAAGCAGGAATTATGTATAATCATGCTCTCAAAAAGATACATGATTATCCAAGGATAAAAAGAGTTCATGGAAATTGATTTAGGTTTTGTAGGTTATATAACAGAAGATAAAGCTATAAAAATAACTATAAACGAATTTAGAGGTCAAGAGTATATTCATATAAGAGAATATATGAAAGATGGAGATACGGGTAACTGGTTTCCTACTAAAAAGGGATTAGCTCTAAGACCAGAATTTGTAGATATGGCTGCTCACCTTTTAGACAAGGCGGGAGATATACTTACCAAGACTTATTTAAGTAAGATTAAAAGTAAACAACTAGAATTATTTGAAGATGAAGGAGAATCTTAATGGCTACTAAATCTAATAAAGCCTGGAGTGATGAAGAAGAAGAGATTCTAACAAGATTATATGTAGATCAAGGACTAGACGTATATGACGTAGCAGATCACTTTAAAAAAGGGCACAGAAGTGTAATAAGTAAACTGGTTCAAATGAAGATATATAGAAAACCAGAAGAAGAAAAAGAAGATAAGCGTAGCGTAAAAACTATGATTAGAGACATAGAAGAAATGTTAGAAATTGAAATAGAAGGTCTAAACCTGACAAAAAAAGCAAATTTAGAGTTGCTTGTTGATGCTTTAAAAGGTAAGATAGTAATATAAGATAAAATTACAAATATATGAATTTAGCAATTTATAAAATAACAACCAAAAAACAAAAACACTTTCATATTTTTCTTGCTAAGTATGCCGATATTTGATAATATCATCTTATCGAAACAAAAAGTTTCACATTTATTAATAACACAAAACATTTGAAACCAGAGGGGAATAAAAATGGCAAAATTTGAATACACTGAAGACATGGTTGCTCGTATGGAGCAAGTATGCGCAGGCGGCATTACGGAAGATACTATCATCGCTCTTTGCGAGGAGTTTGACTTTCCACGTCGTTCTGTAACTGCGAAACTTCGTAAACTTGGTTACGACGTTCCAACAAAACCTAAAGCAGCTCCTGCATTTGATGCAGACGAAACAGCCGCTTTAACCTCATTTCTAGAAGGCAATAGCGGTGTACACACTGCGGAAGAAATTGCAACTCACTTTAGTGGTGAGTGGGGTCGTGATGTAACTTCTCGTCAAGTTAACGGCAAGGCTCTTTCATTAGAAATGACAGCTCATATTAAACCAGCTGAGAAAAAAGTAGCTCCACGCACCTATTCAGAGGCGGAAGAAGCTCAGATTTCTGATATGGCAGGTTCGGGCGCTTTCTTAGAAGATATTGCAGATGCCCTTGGCAAGTCTGTAAACTCCGTTCGCGGAAAACTTCTTTCTATGCAGCTTAAAGCACCTCAGCGTGATAAAAAAGCAGCTAAGAGCGATTCCTATGAGGGAATTGAAGACATGGCAACCAGTATGAGTGTTGCAGAGTTAGCAGATCAATTTGGCAAAAGTGAGCGCGGTGTTAAAACTGTGTTAACTCGTCGCGGAATTTCTGCAACAGATTATACTCCAAAAGCTTTAGAAGCCTAAGAGTTATAATATTAACTGCAATAACTGGCACGGCAAGCAATTGTCGTGCCCTTTTTTATGGGATAATCAAATGAGTAATAGTGACAGTTCTTTATTCTTACACAACCTACCTGATAAGGTACTTCAAAATATCTTAAACATGCCAGGGGAAGAGAAGATAATGTATTTTACTAACTTAATAAAAAGATTTTATCCAGATGTAGAGTCTGCAGAAGAATTTGAAAGACTAATTAAAGCCTATAATGCTAGTTTTGCTTTAGAATATGTGTTTAGACAAGACGAAGAAATAGCAGATTCTTTTACTTGTGTTTATACAAAAACTGGACTAGTTAGAGAGTTAAGTAATGACTTATATTTTATGATGGAAGAGTATAAGTATCAGATTAATTAAATTATATATTGACACTTAGACCTTCTATGATATATACTAGTATTAAGTTAATATGGAGGTTTAAATGGTTATTAAAAATATAGAAATTCCAGAGGCAAAAATACGTCAAGCTATTTGGATGATTAAAAGTAAAAAAACTAAGAAGGCTATTTGTGAACATTTAGGTATCGCGTATAACACTAAAAGATTAGATAATATTATTAATGACTTTTTAGAAAAAGAAGAGAGAACTCTTAGACTTAAAAAAGCTGCTAAAAATAAAGAGTTTACTAATGCAGAAAAAACTGTTATGGCTAAAGACTATCAAGAAGGAGACAGTATAAGTGGCATAGCAAAGAGAAATTATATATCTTCTCAAAAAGTAAAATCTTTTTTACTAGAACTAGGTGTACCTATTCGCTCTAGAAAGAAGAGTGCCCCCGCTCAAACAGATCATGTTATTCAAGACTTAGATATTAGATTTTCTAAGGGAGATAAGGTATTTCATGCTCCTACTAATTGTTTTGCTTTTATAGAAAAAACTATGGATGAAGAGTATATAGAATACTTACAGCAAGGAATACAAAAATATGTAGAGCTTATTCCTTTTGACTATAAGAAACACAAAGAGCCTATAGAAGACGTACACTTTAATATTTATTGGATTTTAGAGGATGGAGTAACTTGGAAACTTTCTTCTTTAAAAAATCATATTAAATCTGTATTAAAACATATTGAAGACTATGGAAGAGAAAGCTATCTTTTATGGATAGAAGGTGATTACTCTCACCAAAGAATGTTTGTTCCTCGTCACGAATTATTTCCGGTAATCAAAAAATAGATGTCAGTAGATTTACAAAAGTTGGCCCTAAAAAGGCTATTAACAACTCAAAGCCCTGATTTTTTCAATAAACTTGTGAATAAATATTTCACAGGTAACAATCTTGTGCTATTTAGAAAAGTTAACAATTTCTATACCAAAAACTTAAGAATTCCTTCTATGCAGGAGTTCTATGAAATACAGAAACAAGAAAGCTCTAAAGCTTACTTGCGTTCAGAATTAATAGATATTACCTTAGAAGGTGAAACTTCTATTGACTCTAACTTTATTTCTTCTCAATTACAAGATTACTATATAAGAGAAGAGACTATAGGTTTTATTGATAAATTTATAGACGACTTAGAGAACTTAGAACAGACTGAAATTATAGATAAAATTCAAGAACACATACTGTCTGTACAAAAATTTATTCCAGAAGGAGAAGAGCTGTTTGATGTAGCAACTATTGAGACAGTACCTCAAGAAGATAACTTTGTTATGTTTCCTAGTGGTCTAAGTACTGACTTTGATGCTGCAAATGGCGGTTTTGGCTTAGAAGAACTAGTACTTTTTGGTGGTAGAAGAGGGTCAGGTAAGTCTATTATTACCTTAAATATGGCTTTAAATAACTTCTTACTTAATAACTCTGTCATGTTCATGAGTATCGAGATGCGATATGTAGAAGTGTACTATCGTTTAATGAGTATGATTAGTGGTGTACCTTTTAGTGATTTTATGCTTAATAATTTAACTAAAGATCAAAAGTTTTCTATAGCTAAAAGTAAATTAGATACCTTTTATAAACCAGGTGATGCATCTGATTCTATATACAGTAATCTTCTGACTTCTGGAAGCTTTAATAACTTTGATCAAGAGCTTAAAAGAGGAGTAGTTCCTTTTAAAGATAATCGTTTTCATATTATTGATGATGTACAATTAAGTCTAGCTAGAATAGATCACTATCTAAATATGATGACTACTAAGCATGATATTAAAATGTGCGTTATTGATTATTTAAATATTGTAAAAGTAGAAGACCGTATGGATTGGAAGAGTCAGATTAATATCTCTGATTCTCTAAAAACTCTTGCAAGAAAATATAAAGTTATTATGATATCTCCTTATCAGATTGATGCTTCTGGAGAAGCTAGATTTGCTAAGGGAGTTCTTGATAGTGCTGATAAAAGTTTTAGATTTATGCCTAGTGACTTATCAGAAGATCCTACTGCTCTACCTTTTGAGGTAGCTAAGATTAGAAACGGTAAAGCTATAAAATTTAATGTACACATGGATTGGGATTGTTTAAGAATAGACTCTAACAAGTCTAAGGCTATTGGAGGTAGAATACTAAATAAGTATGGCGACGATAGTAAAGAGCAGGGTAGGGATTTAGGCTAATGCACGATATATATTCTATATTAGATAAAAAACAAATTGAATACACAAATAATCCTAATCATAGTGAAGAAATACTTATTAAATGTGTAAGCGGTTTACACGAAGATTCTAATCCTAGTATGCGATTTAACTTAGATAAAAACGTATTCAATTGTTTTTCGTGTGGTTTTGGAGGAAGTTATAAAAAACTACTAAAAGCTATAGGAGAAGACTCTTCTGTAGAAATAGAAACTAAACAGACATATAAGATTAAAAAGTTAAAAAATAAACTTCATTCTAAATTTTTTGGTATGGATATAGTATTGCCTTCAGATAAGATAAACTTTACTTTAGATTTTAAGGGAGTAAGCGGCTCTATTATGAAAGAGTTTAAAAGCTTTACTACTGGTCAGCTAGGTTTGGTAGACTATCTATGTTTTCCTATTTATCAGCAAGGAAAACTTAGATTTATAGAAGGAAGGTATAAAATACTAAACGTCAAAACACAAAGTCCCAGGTATATGAGAAAACCTTCAAACGCTGCTACTAGTGATTTATTATTTCCTATAGATAAAATAACTGACAAAAGCCATTTAATACTTGTTGAAGGCTTATTTGATATGTTAAACTTATGGCAACACGGATATAAAAATACAGTTTGTATTTTCGGAACAAACAACTTTCGTAAGGAAAAAGCGTCTATAATAGATAACTTAGGTTGTACCAGAGTTACTATATTTATGGATAATGATATAAGTGGAAATAAAGCTGCAGAAAATATTACTGCACTACTAGAGGCTAGAGACATAGAAACTATCATTGTTCAGCCTCCGGAAGGTAGAGATGCTGGAGACTTAAGTAAGTCAGAATTAATGAGATTATTTGGAGAAGAATATGAGTAAAGATTTAAAAGTAGCGTTAGTAATTAGTAGCCCTTTAAAAGCAAATACAGTATCAAAACTAAAATCTTTCTCTAAAGGAATTGATTTTGAAGTAAAATACCTATCTTCTGAGCCTCTAGAAAAAATTCTAAAGAAAAATGTAGATCTAGATTTAACTATCCTAGATGAGTATGATATTATTTGTCCTGTAGGTGCAGAATCTTTAAAATATACTTCAGGTCTTACAGGAATACTTAAGTATGCAGGTCAGATAGTAGAAGAAAAATATATACCTATTATTGATCCTAATATGTTATCTATTAAGCCTCAGTACAGATTAGAACTGCAAAAATGTTTTGACAAAGTAAGAAGTGTTCTAGCAGGAGAGCAGCCTTTAGTATATGAAAAAGACTATGCTTATATTAGTACTTCAGAAGAGTTTTTACCTTATTTAGAGCAGTTTAAAAAAGCAGATACTTTAGTTGTAGATATTGAGACTACTGCTCTATCTGCTAGAAAAGGCTCCATCATTGGGATAGCTATGTCTGCCCGATCTCATCAAGGTATTTTTGTAGCTTGTGATGTAATAGAAGAGTTCTATGATGAAGTAAAACAAATGTTTATAGATAAAACTATTGTATTGCATAATGCTAAGTTTGATGTTCAATTTATGTATCAAGCATTGAAGTTTGAGTTTCCAAAGTTTGAAGACACTATTCTTATGCACTATTGTTTAGACGAAACAGTAGGATCTCACGGTCTAAAACAGCTAGCTATGAAGTTCACTGACTTAGGAGACTATGACAAAGATCTACATGATTATAAGAAAGACTTTTGTAGGAAAAATAAAATCCTACTGGCAGATTTTAACTATGGTATGTTGCCTTTAGATATTTTATCTCCTTATGCTTGTAAAGACGCTGATGCTACTTTTCAGCTTTATGATAAATTTAAACCTTTGATAGATAAGAACTCTAAATTTTCTTATGTATACAATGAACTGTTAAAACCTGCTACCGAGGCTCTTATGTACTTAGAAGATACTGGAGGACCTATTGAGCTTCAAGTATTAACTGATATTGAAGAAGATTTTAAAATTGATATTGAAGAATGTATGGCTGAAATATCTATGCACCCTGCTATTAAGATTTTTGAAGAACAAGAGAAAAAGACTTTTAATCCTAACAGCACCTTTCATCTACGAGAAGTACTGTTCAACATATTAAAGCTTCCTTCTACTAAGAAGACTGCAACAGGTGCTAAATCTACAGATGCAGAAGTACTTTCTGAAATGAATAATCCTCTTGCAGACGCTATCCTTGACCTCCGTAAGAAAGTAAAACTTTCTACAACTTATATTAAAAACATTAAGAACGGAGTGGATACTGATAACAGACTTCGTTCTAGTTTTAATATTATTGGAACTGCTGCTGGGCGCCTATCATCTTCTGGCGTTCTTAATTACCAAAATCTTCCTAGAGACAAAGACTCAGGCATTAAAAAGTTTTTTAAAGCTTCTCCTGGCTTTAAAATAGTACAAGCAGATTTAGGAACTGCAGAGGTATATGTAGCTGCTGCATTAGCTGAAGATTCTTTTTTGCAGCGAGCTTTTGTAGAGGAGTTAGACTTTCACTCTTACGTAGCTCATAGTATGTTTAAACTTCCTTGTGAAATTGATGAAGTAAAAAATTTATACGCTGCTGAGAGACAAAATGCAAAAGCTATTACCTTTGGTATTTTGTATGGGGCTGGACCTTCTAAAATTGCAGAAACTGCTAATGTATCTATTGAAGAGGCTAAGCGTTTTATTAAGTTGTACTTTACCCAAGCAAAAGATTTAAAAAGATGGATTGATGGTAACATTTCTTTTATCAAAGAAAATCACTTTACTTACAGCGCGTTTGGACGTAAAAGACGTCTCCCAGAGGCAGGTGCTGACTCTAGAGGGGTAGCTGCTCATGCAGAACGATCAGGTCTTAATTTTTTAATTCAAAGCGTAGCATCAGATATTAATTTACTTGGTATTGTAGATACTGTTAAATGGGTACAAGATAATCAGCATGAAGATAATATTAGAATTTTTGCTACAGTACACGATTCTACTATTGCAGAGGTTAGAGAAGACTATATAGACATTTATGCAGATAACTTATCTTTAAACTTACAAAAAGACAGAGGCGTGTTTATTGAGGGCAAACCTATTAAAGTAGATATTGAAGTAGGCCCTAGTTGGGGGGAGCTTAAAGACTATCGATGATATATGTAAACGGTCTCTATAGAAGCGGTACTACTGTTTCTTTCAATATTTGTAAACAATTAATCAATAAAAGATTTATAGTTACAAACGTAAAAAAATGTCATGAAAAGTGGATAACATATCCTGTAGACTCTGCAGACTTTAATATATATTCTTATAGAGATTTAAGATCTATAACTGCTTCTATTATGAGAAAAAGAAGACTAACAGAACAAGAATTTTGTGAATGGTCATATAAGCAATTTAATGTAAATACTTTTAAGGATTGGTTTGACTTTTTACTAGACTATGATCATTTAGTATTTGATAAAGCTTTAAAAGAAGATTTAAAAGTACTCAGTCTTAGGTATGAAGATGATATATTAAATATAGATAGAGCCGTTTACAAAATAGTTAGATACTTAAATTTACTGCTACCTGAATACATACTAGATGAACTATCTAATAGTAATAACATACAAAAGAATATACTAATATCAAATAAACTAACTATAGGTGAGCAAGACCCTATTACTATGTATCACCATAATCATATTAATCTAAAACACACAGATTTTAAAAACTATATATCTGAAAAAAACTACAAATATAACAGTAGGCTAAATAACTGGTTAAGACTAAGAGGCTATGAGAAGTAAGTTTTACAATATAAAATATCCTATATTTACTTTAAAAAATTCTCCTGTAGATGAGATATTTAGAGATAAAAAGTTATTTATTAAAAAAGATTTTATATCTTCTGACAACTTACTATTAGTAGATAGTTGGGACAATATGCCTGATAGTAATTACTTAAAAAGGTTAGAGTACTTAAATAGTATTAATAACTATACTATAAAATACGACTATACCTGTACCAATTTAAGCGCATTACTGCTTAGTAAAAGTAAGTGGGGATATGATAGTAATTTAAATACGCACTACTTTGATAACTACTATAAGCACTATAAAATGAGTTATAGAAAAATAATAAAAGTAAAAGAAACTGCTTTTTGGGTAGAGAATATAAGTCATCCTTTTGAACTACCTAAATTCTTACTTAATATTGAAAATTTAAAAAACTTATGGGCAGGATTAGTATACATAGATTTTTGTTGGCATATTTATGAATTTAGTGCTTTCTATAATAAAAAGGATAGAATAAGATTATGAGCTATACTAAATTTGTTTTAAAAAATGCTACAATCTCAGATAAAATTTATTTCAAAAAAGAAGATTTAGAACAAGAAGTAGATGATATATTTTATGATCATTTTCATTATAAAATAGGTGATGAATTCGCTACTACTTTTCAATTTCCTGAAGAAGGAGAAGATATGCATTCTATACCTTCAGGCTCTTTTTATAAAATAGATTTTAAAGATGTGGTAGACAATAGACCTCTTTTTGATAGAAGAAATTGGAAGTTTAAAGGTAAACTAAAAACAGAACAACAACAAGTAGCTAACAAAATATATAAAAACAAAAGACTCTATAATGGTCTTATAAAAGCTCCTTGTGGTTGGGGTAAGACTTTTCTTGGTTGCTATTTAATAGCTAATAACTCTAAACCTACTGTTATTATAGTACACACTAAATTATTAGCTTATCAGTGGTATGACTCTCTAAAGGAGTTAATACCTGGAGAAGATATAGGTTTTATAGGAGATGGTAAACTACAAGTAAAAGATATTACAGTAGCTATATATAAAACTCTTATAAATCACCTAGACACACTAAAAAATAATTTTGAAGTAGTACTAGTAGATGAGGCACATTTATGCCCTGCTGAAATGTTTAGTAGAGTAGTTAACGGGTTAAGCGCTAGAACTAAAATAGCTTTATCTGCTACACCAACTAGAAAAGACGGTATGCACATAGTATTATCTGACTATTTTGGCCCCAATAGAATAACTGCAGTAGATAAAGCGCGTCTTACTCCTTCTGTAGAGGTTGTACGGACAGATATCAATTTTAGAATAAGAAACCCTGCTAGAGATTGGGCACTAGCTTTAAACACTTTAGCAAGAAATGATAATTATATAGATTTAATATGCGATACTGCTAGAAGAAAAATAGCACTAGGCAGATGTATATTAATAGTAAGTGAACGAATTGATATGCTGAACGGTATACACGAAAAATTAGAAGGATCTAGACTTTTAGTAGGTGCAACTAAAAACTCTGATAGAGAGTCTATACTAGAAAATGCTGGTAAGTCTGTTAAGGCTATACTAAGTACAAAGATATTTGATGAAGGAATATCTTGTCATAGGTTAGATACTATATTCTTTACTTGTCCTCAAAATAACTATGCTAAACTAGAACAAAGAATAGGTAGGATAGTAAGAGAGCATGAAGAAAAGAAATTTCCTCTCATAGTAGACTTTTGGTTACGAGGGCCTATAGTAAAAAATATGCAAGAAAAAAGATTACAATGGTATGATAAGCAACAATTTCATATAAATTCAAATTAATATTGACAGCAGGTCTCATGAAGCGTATACTATTAAATATATTAGAAATAAAAAAAGCTGCTAAAAATATTAAAGATGCAGAAATTTTATTAACCTTTGCTATAGCTATAGGACCTAATAAAATAATATCTAATAACTTTTTTAATCTAAAAGAAAAGTTAAAAATAGATAACTTTCCACAATTTCTTATTACTAAAGGATATTTTGATAAATATCCTGATAAAATCGTCTCTAGATTTACAATAGAAGAGCCTCAGTGTTATATGACAAATGGCTCATGGCTACACTATTCTCTTCCTAGTAGTATCAAAAGCGATTATCTACATATCCTTGGTCAGAGAAGTTTAGATAATAAAAATAGATTTTTACCTGATTATTTTGTAGACACAAAATATCATAAAAATCCTCTTATAAATCATTCTGATCGGAAAATAAAACTTATATTGGAGAAATAATATGGCCTTACAATGGACAAACTTAAAAGTACAACCTGCAAATAATAGCGGGGGAAATAGAAATATTGAGCGTATTAAGCTCACAGAAGGAGAAAATAAAATTAGATTAATTGGAGATGTTATGCCTCGTTTTGTTTATTGGGTAACCAATAATGAAGGTAAAAGAACTCCTATCGAGTGTCTAAGTTTCGTAAGAGAAAACGAAACCTTTCAAGAGAAGGAAGGTATTGACCCCGTAAAAGAAATTGATCCTGATATATATCAAGATAAGCCTGTGTTTTCTTATGTGTGTAATGCAGTAGATAGAAAAGATGGCGCTATTAAGCTATTCGATCTTAAACCTACTATTTATAGACAAATTTTAGATTATGCTATGAATCCAGAATATGGTAATCCTTCAGACACCGAAGAAGGATATGATATTACTATTAAAAAGGAAAAGACCGGACCACAAGTTATGAATGTAAAATATACTTGTATCCCTTCTAGAAGAACTGTACCTCTCACAGATGAGGAAAAAAATGCTGAACTTTTTGAGCTAGAGAAAATTTTCAAACGTCCAACGTATGAAGCTCAAAAAGAGTTTTTACTTCGTAATACCGCTTACTTTTCAGAAGCAGTAGCCGCTGATCTAAGAGTAGACGATGATGAAAGAATGGAAGATATTTAATGACTAAGAAAAAATTATCTGAGTACTCAGGTAGTAAAGGGGAGCCTTCTAGCTCCCCTAAAACTTCTTCTGAGACTAGTAACAAACCTAAAGAATCTCAATCAGAAACATCTATTGAGGCTAAAGCTTTTAAAGAACTATCTACTCCTAAGGGAATAGGTACTCCCTATTTAGAAGGAGTAAAAATACCTGAAGACGGAAAAGCATATTTTAATCAGGTAGGGCCTCAACAAGTAAAGTTAGACTCTGAAGAACTTAAAAAAATGAATATATTCTTTGCTACCCCTTGTTATGGTGGAATGGTTACAGATCAATATTTTTTAAGCATGTTTAAGCTGTCTCAAGCTATGATTCAAAATGGTATTAATTTTAGGATCACAACCTTAAGAAACGAAAGCTTAGTAACTAGAGCTAGGAATATATTAACAGCTATGTTTATGGCAGATGAGTCAGCTACCCATTTAATGTTTATTGATGCTGATATAGAATTCGAGGCGGATTCAGTATTAAGAATGTTAGCTATGAATAAAAATATAACTGCTGCAGCATACCCAAAGAAAACAGTAGACTGGGCAGGAGTTAGTAGAGCAGTTGAAAGAAAAGAAGAAGATCCTGCAACTTTTGGGGCTGAGTATGCTATAAATTTAAAGTTTGAAAATAGAGAAACTAAAAAAGTAGCTAGTTCAGATGGTGCTGTAGAAGTGTTAGATGCTTCTACAGGGTTTTTTATAGTAAAAAAAGAAGTAGTTAAAGCCATGTTTGAAGCCTATCCAGATTTATTTTATAAGAACGATAGCTCTATAGATCCAAAGTTTAATAAGTACTGCTATTCTCTATTTGATACCATACATGATCCTAAAGATAATAGATATTTATCTGAGGACTATACCTTTTGTAGAAGATGGCAAGCTTTAGGGGGTAAGATATGGGTAGACCCTAATACTAAACTTAATCACGTTGGCTCTTTTACTTTTCAAGGAAACTTAAACAAAATATTTAATTATGGCGGTTAAAATTCTTTCCAGCGCAGACTGGCATATACTACTAAGAAAAAAGAAAGTGCCATATGCTTGGCAAGAAAATAGATTTAAGCTCATGTTTCAAAAGTTACGTGAGCTTGAATCTTCTTGTGATGTTCACATTATAGCAGGAGATGTTTTTGATAAAAAACCGGAACCTGATGAAATTTGTCTATTCCTTAGTTATATTAACTCAGTAACTATAGATACTTTTATAATACCTGGAAATCATGAAGCTACTAAAAAAGGAGAGACCTTTTTAGAGTACTTTAATCAAGATAATGCTATAACTAATACCAAAGTAAAAATAGTAACAAAAAATGCTAGATACTGTTCCCATAACAAGTGGTTTCAGTTTTTTCCTTATGGGGAAATGCAAATAGGTAATATACCTAAATATGTAAAGGATGATATTTTAGTAACACATATAAGAGGAGAAGTTCCTCCTCATGTAAGTGAAGAGTTTGATTTTGAACAATTAAGAGAATGGCCTTTAATACTTCTAGGAGACTTACATTTTAATCATAAGTACAAAGATTATAATGCTTACTATCCTGGTAGCCCTTTAAACACTCACTTCGATAGAGATTTTAAACGACAGTATGGTATAGATATATTTAACTGTATAGATTCTCAAAACTATTCACGAGAGTTTGTAGATTTAAAGCTTCCTAAATTAATTAGAAAAACAGTTTCTAAACAAAAAGACATAATTCCTCATGAGTATAATCATGTAATATATGAAATTACAGGGTCTATAGATGAAGTATCTAAAATAGAGAACTCAGATTTAATAGATAAAAAAATAGCTATACAACCCACAGAAGACTCTAAACTGGATCTTAGAAATAAAAGCTTAGTAGAAGAATTAGAAGAGTACTTATCTTATATAAAAATAGAAGATAAAGAACCTATTATAAATCAATTTAAAGAGTTAGGTATAAAATAAATTATGTCTATTATTCTAAAAACTTTAAAATTTAGTAATATGTATAGTTATGGAGAAAATATATCTATACAGTTAGATAAAGAAAAAATAACTCAATTATCTGCTCCTAATGGTAGCGGTAAAAGCTCTATTGCTTTTATATTGCAAGAAATACTGTTTAATAAAAATATTAAAGGAATTAAGAAGGGAGATATACTAAACAAGTACTCCAACTCAAAAAACTGGTCTGCTAATTTAATTTTTTCCGTAGATTCTATAGAGTACACCTTAGACGTTAAAAGATCAGGTGCACAAACTAAAGTAGTTTTATATAAAGGAAAAGAAGATATATCAGAACATAAAGTTCTAGATACTTATAAAAAATTACACTCTCTGTTTGGTATGACTTTTGAAGTGTTTTCTCAATTATCCTATCAAAGCTCAACAGATTTACTAGACTTTTTAAAAGCTACAGACTCTAACAGAAAAAAATTCTTAATAAACCTATTCAGTTTAGAAAAGTATTTAACTATTGGAGAAGAAATAAAAAAGACAGGTACAGAAGAAGAACGTAAATTAGTTTCTTTGAAAGGCGAACAGAAAGCAATAGAAAATAGTATTTCAAATATAAATATAGGAAGTAAAAAAGAGTTTGTAGAGATAATAGATATAGACCCGTCCTTAGAAGAAGAAATTATTAAGCTAGAAGCTTCTCTATCTAACCTAGAAAAAGACACTAGACAGATAGATAAGAATAATATAAATATTAAAGAGTTAGAATCTATCTCTTTTGATGTGTCTTTAGAAAAACCAGAAGATCCAAACTTAGATAAAGAAATACAAGAAGCTAGAGAAACGGCTAATAATGCTAAAAGAGTTGTTGAAGATACTAATAAAAAATTAAAAGGTCTAGACTTAGAAGATAAATGTTATGCCTGCGGTCAAGAGTTAGACATATCTCAATCTATAATACAAAAAAATAAATTTGAACAACAAATAGAAGATAGTAAAACTATTTATAGTAACTATAAAGATAAGTTTATTTCTTTAACGGCTAAGAATGATATGTATAAATCTTTACTTAGAAAATATGAGATAAATCAAAAAAACATAGAAAAATTTGAGACTATTTCTAACTTAATTGATAAGACTCTTCCTACGGATGTTCCTGATAAAAGAGAAATACAAACAGAATTAACTAGCTTAAAGAAAACCTTAAAAAATCAAAGAACAGAAAAAAATTATACAGAAAAAATAAACGAAGATATTAGGGTGCATAATACAAAAGTAGATCTATTTTCAGAGGAAAAGGAAAAATTTTTATCTAGACAGCTAGTATTAAGAAATGATATACTAAATCTTCAAGATAAGGTTAACAATATTCAAATACTTAAAAAAGCGTTTTCTTCGTCGGGTATTGTAGCCTTTAAACTAGAAAACGTAGCAAAAGATCTAGAACAAACTATTAATAAATATTTATCTATACTATCTGATGGTCAATTTTCAGTACTATTTAGATTAACAGGAGAAAAACTAAATGTAATTGTTATTAATGAAGGTAAAGAAGTAACTATTGAGTCTTTGTCAGGAGGAGAGTTTAGTAGAGTACAAACAAGTGTATTACTTGCAGTAAGATCTACTCTTTCTAAAATAGGCGGTAATAGTTTAAATCTATTATTTTTAGATGAGATAACAGGGGTATTAGATGAAGCAGGAAAAGAAAAGCTATTTGAAGTCCTATCTGTAGAAGAAGGATTGAATGTTTTTCTTATTAGTCACGACTATAATCACCCTCTAATACCTAAGATAGAGATAGTAAAAGAAAATAATATGAGTAGGATAGTATAAAGGAGTGCCATGATACAGGTTATAAAAAGAACAGGTAAAAAAGAAGATCTAAACATTGAAAAACTACATAAGGTAGTTTTTTTAGCTTGTGAGGGTATAGCAGGAGTAAGCCCTAGTGAGGTAGAGATTAAAAGTCAAATACAGTTTTTTGACGGTATTAAAACCTCAGACGTACAAGAAACACTTATAAAAAGTGCCGCAGATTTAATCTCAGAGCAAACTCCTAACTATCAATGGGTAGCAGGAAGACTAATAAACTATAATCTTCGTAAAGAGGTGTATGGTCAATTTGATCCTCCTGATCTTTATTCTATAGTAGAAAAAAATGTAAAATTAGGATTTTATGATCCTGAACTTATAGAAAACTACTCTAAAAAAGAATTTTCAACTATTAATAAGTATATAAAACATGTACGAGATGATAAGTTAACTTATGTTGCTATGGAGCAATTTAGGGGTAAATATTTAGTACAAAATAGAGTTGAAGAGATTATATACGAAACACCTCAAGTAGCCTACATGTTAATATCTATGACACTGTTCGCTAACTATCCTAAAGAAACTAGATTAAAATGGGTAAAAGATTATTATGACGCTATTAGTTTGCATGAGCTTAGCTTGCCTACTCCTATCATGGCGGGTCTGCGTACGCCACAACGACAATTCTCTTCTTGCGTACTTATTGAAGCTGATGACAGTCTTGACAGTATTAATGCTACTAGTTCTAGTATTGTTAAATACGTCAGTCAAAAAGCCGGTATCGGTATTGGAGCAGGAAGAATTAGGTCTATCGGGTCTCCAATACGTAAAGGAGACGCCTATCATACGGGGGTAATTCCTTTTTATAAGATGTTTCAAGCAGCTACAAGAAGTTGCTCTCAAGGAGGTGTTAGAAACGGAGCGGCTACTTTGTATTACCCTATATGGCATCTTGAAGTAGAAGACTTATTAGTATTAAAGAATAATAAAGGCACAGAAGAAAACCGTGTAAGACATATGGACTATGGAGTGCAATTTAATAAGTTATTTTATGAGCGTTTAATTACTGGAGGAGATATAACCCTATTCTCTCCTAGTGACGTTCCAGGATTATACGATTCATTCTTTAATGACCCTGATACTTTTAAAATTATGTACGAGGGAGCAGAAAAAAACACAAAACTAAGAAAGAAAACTATAAGTGCTATTGACCTATTTTCTTCATTTATGGAAGAACGTAAAAATACAGGACGTATCTATTTACAAAATGTAGATCATGCTAATACACATTCTAGTTTTGATGAAAAGGTAGCTCCTATTCATCAGTCTAATCTATGTGCAGAGATAGATTTACCTACTAAGCCTTTAAAAGACATATTTGATGAAGAAGGTGAAATAAGTCTGTGTACTTTGAGTGCTGTTAATTGGGGCAATGTAAAATGTAAAGAGGACTTTGAGAGAGTAGGAACTTTAGCTGTAAGAGGGCTAGATGCTCTATTAAGTTATCAAGATTATCCTTTACGTGCAGCACAGTTATCTACAGAAAAAAGAAGACCTTTAGGCGTTGGTATTATTAATTTTGCATATTGGTTAGCTAAAAATAATCTTAATTATCAAGATATAGATGAGCAAGGATTGTCTCTGATAGATGAATGGGCAGAAGCATGGAGTTATTACTTAATTAAAGCAAGCGCAGATTTAGCTATTGATAAGGGTGCATGCCCAGGAGTTATGGAAACAAAATATGGACATGGTGTTACACCTAATCAAACATATAAGAAAGACGTAGATGAACTAGTTCCTCATATAGAACGTATGGATTGGGAAGGGTTACGTAACCAGTTAAAAACAACCGGTATCCGTAACTCAACACTAATGGCTCTTATGCCTGCAGAAACTAGTGCACAAATAAGTAATAGTACTAATGGTATTGAACCTCCCAGAAGTTTAGTAAGTATTAAGCAGTCTAAGCATGGAGTATTAAAACAAGTGGTTCCTGGTATACACAAACTAAAGAATAAATATGATTTATTATGGGATCAACGTTCTCCAGAAGGGTATATTAAAATTATGGCTGTACTGCAGAAGTATATTGATCAAGGCATTAGTGTTAATACAAGTTATAATCCTCAGCACTTTGAAGAAGAAAAAATACCTATGAGTTTAATGTTACAACACCTATTAATGTTTTATAAGTATGGAGGTAAACAATTATACTATTTTAATACCTATGATGGACAAGGTGAATTAGACTTAAGTAGCTTAGAAGATAAAAAAGAATTAGACAGAGATAGTTTTAACTCAGACGAAGAGTATGATGACTATTGTGAAAGTTGTGTATTATAAAGGAAAAAATTATGTCAGTATTAAATGAAAACAGCAGAAATAAACACTTAACCTCGCTAATGTTTTTAGATCCCGAAGGAGGAGTAGATATTCAGAGGTATGATACTTTAAAGTATAAACAATTTGATAAACTTACAGATAAGCAGTTAGGTTTCTTTTGGCGTCCAGAAGAGATAGATGTAACTAAAGATAGTAAAGATTTTAGAGGTTTAACAGAACATGAGCAGCATATTTTTACTGCGAACTTAAAGCGGCAAATCTTACTAGATTCTGTTCAAGGAAGAGCGCCTGTAGAGGCTTTTGGAGGGATAGTAGGTCTTCCAGAGTTAGAAAATTGGATTTTAACTTGGACTTTTAGTGAGTCTATTCACTCTCGTAGCTACACTCATATTATTAGAAATATTTATACTAATCCTAGTATTATATTTGATGAAATGATGAATGTTACTGAAATCACAGACTGCGCCTCTGATATTACCAAGTACTATGATGAGCTTCTAAAGTTAAGTAAACTGTATCAATTATTTGGTGAGGGAACCCACACAATTAATGGTGAAAAGTATGTAGTTGATATATATGAGCTTAAAAAATTGTTGTATCTTTGCATAGCTAGTGTTAATATCTTAGAAGGTGTTCGTTTCTATGTAAGCTTTGCATGTAGTTGGGCATTTGCTGAACTAAAGAAGATGGAAGGTAACGCTAAGATTATTAAATTAATTGCCCGTGATGAAAACTTACATCTTGCATCAACGCAGCAAATGATTAAATTATTACCTAAAGATGATCCTGATTATGCTACTATTATTCCTGAGTGTGAAGATATTGTTAGAACTATGTTTACAGAAGCGATGGAGCAGGAAAAACAATGGGCAGAATATCTATTTAAAGATGGATCTATGATTGGTTTAAATGCTCAACTATTAAGTGACTATGTAGAGTGGATAACTCATAAAAGACTAGTAGCTGCAGGAGTAAAACCTGATTTTAGTGTTCCTAGAGCTAATCCTCTTCCTTGGACTCAAAAATGGATAAGTGGAGCAGAAGTTCAAGTAGCTCCTCAAGAAACTGAAATTTCTAGCTACGTTATTGGCGGAACAAAAAAAGATGTTAGTGATAAATCATTCGAAGGATTTAGTTTATAAAGCTCCTATAGCTCAGTTGGTAGAGCAACTGATTTGTAATCAGTAGGTCCGCGGTTCGAGTCCGTGTGGGAGCACCATTAATTGTAACCAGAGAGCAATCTCTGGTTATTTTATTTTAGCATTTTGTACCTCTAAGCTATGCAAACTGTGCATAACGGGTTTGACATAATTATAGTTGTTTTTTGAACCTTTTTATTCTATACTATAAGTATAGAAGGAGAAAAATATGAAACTTTTAAAAAGACTATTTAATAAACTAAAACCGAAAACA